TCTGTAAGGATTTACAGAACGTTGCTCCCGGAAGAGCCGGTGTAACCAAATAAACTGACACCTGTACTGTCACCTAGACAGCACAGACTGGAGGATTTGGATGCATCGGTTTTCTTTGTATATGAGGGGAAAGGTCTTCTACGTGAAGTTCTGGAATGAAGAAATTCAGAATTATGATCATGGGGTCAGCACTGGTAAACGTTCCAGAAACGAGGCCCTGGTGAAAGTCAACGAATGGCTTCGCTACGGGTATACCGGAAGAGATCAGGAAAAGACAACAATCCAGGATCGACTTCAATTTCAAACTATTCTCTACTATCTATCCACCATGGAACTCACTGATAAACAGAAGGATCGTCTTGTCGATGTTCTGGTTGATCAGGGAATTGTCACTGAAAATGCTACCCTTCCCGAAGAAGCTGCGGAAGAAGAATCCATTCTTCTCATCCCCTTCCTCGAGGAGTTCTGGGATTACGACAACTCTCCCTATGTCCGGGAGAAGCATGCCTACGGCCAGAGTATCGGTAAACGTCACTGTTATGAACAATCGAAGAGAATTTCTCACTGGAGATCTTATTTTGCCCCGGATACCCGGCTCAAGGATGTCACAAGAGAGGATCTCAAGTTCTTTCAGCTGGAGCTCAAGGATAAGGAACTCGCTCCAAAAACGATCAATAATATCGTAACGGTCGGGACCGTTCCTTTCGGCTGGGCTGCCGATCGGGGAGATCTGGAAGTGAATCCTGCAATCGGCTTACGAAAATTCTCAGGAACCTCAAAGAAGAGAGACATCCTCAATCCTGAAGAGGTCCAGCAGCTGTTTTCCTCCAAGTGGGATGATGAACGATCAAGAGTCGGCAACCTCTTGGCAATGACAACTGGGCTCAGAGCGGGAGAAGTAGTTGCCCTGAGAAAAGAGGATATCCAGGGAGATAAACTCATGGTCCGCCACAGCTGGAGTTTCTCTGACGGCCTGAAGGCACCAAAGAATGGAGAAGAGCGGGTAGTTCCCCTCCTCCCTCAGATCAAGACAGAGCTGCTGAATCTTCTCAAGACCAGTCGCTATGGGAATGAGGGCTTCATATTCTATGGAACGGAGAAAGATAAACCAATGAATATTGATGTCCTCAATAAGGGTCTCTCAAAAGTCTATGTCACCATGAAGCTGCCGGTTGATAAACGGGAAGATGCTGCCGAACAGGAGAAGGTCAGGGATGCCATGATTGATCGAGGTATCTGTTTCCACTCCTGGAGGCATTTCTATGCCACTCATCTGGCTGATAAGATCGAGCTCAGAACCGTTCAGCTTGCGACCGGACATAAGACTCCTGCAATGGCAGCACACTATGCTGATCATGCTCAGGGTTCTCACCTGGACCAGGTATCGAAGGCAGTAAGCGATGTTTTCAATGAAATGATGAGTCCAGAAAGCATCAGTGCATGATTTTACTTTTTACTATACATTTGTTGACTAGTTTATCACTGTAGTGATATAGTTGGTCTAACATTGTTAGGGCTTCGCCCAGTGCTCCCCAGGTTGGTTCCATAGAGAAGGAGTACTTAATAGATGTTAGAAAAACCGCAAGCCAAAGGATTGGATTCTTTAGCTGGACTGCAGCCGCTGCTTACCTACAAGGAAGCTGCAGACATACTTGCTGTAAAACCCCAGACGCTCAGGCAGTGGGTTTCGGCCAAACGGATTCCGTATGTGAAGATCGGAGCTGCTGTCAGGTTCAGTCCTGATCAGCTGGAAGATTTTATCAAAGGATCTTCGAGGTAGCCGGTATGGGAAAAGAACAGCTACAGAAATTAGCACTTTGGATACAGAAGGAACTTGGATCACTCGATCATGGAGAGATCCACATCACCCTGAAGGTTCGGGACAAGCACCTTGCCCTGATCGAGAAGACGAAGATCGTGAAGGAAAAACCTGAGTGATCGAGCTTAGAGACCAGCAGAGAGATCTGCTGGTTTTTCTTAAATAATTTAAATATAAGATTTTAATTTTTTAAGATTCTAACTTCTTTATTTGCTCATGAATTATTTCATTTACTCTATAATCGCTCAAAGCTTGAAATTGATCAAAAACGGATGGATCAGTAAGCATCTCTTTTGAAAGATCATTGCTCAAAACGAATTTGTAGTAATCTAAATCTTTACAAAGCCAATATGTAAATGTTTCCATCATCTTATTCCTAATTTCTATCGAATATTCAATTAAGTGATTTAATAGAACTTCCAATACACTAATAATACTCTTGTAATTTATGATAGAATAAGATTTTTCATAGTATGCACTTTTACTGTACCATGGATATTCTGGATTAACCTTTACAATAATTTTGTTCAGATCCTCGTTCCACAATAGAACCCGAGCAATACTGAATAGTGTATCAATAAAGTAGTAATCCGAAACTTCGGAATCATAATCACATCCTTTAGCGTAATAGAACTTCTCAATGAAATTTTTAAGGTTACTAAGAAATGTTTTATGGTAGAGAGTTAGTTCCATCATATTAGGGATCAATGTAAAGCTATCTATAAGAATGGGGGTAACAGTTCCTGGTTCTTTATATGTTTTCAACTTTATGCTTTTTACTCTTTTGGTATTATCAATTTCTCTAATAGCATCCCAAAATATTGGTTTAGAAATAAAAATATTTTCCGATTCAATATCTACCAGTACAATAAATACGTTTGTATAGTAGGAAATTTCTGCCCAGTAATTCAAAGTGCTTTGTTTGATATTACTGACAGTGACATAACCTTGCTTAGTTTGAGCAACCTTCTTCCTTGCTTTTAATTGTATTTTTATTATTCGACCAGTAACTTGATTTTTTTTAACCAATTCATATTCAAGATCAATTCCATAATCGTTGCTTGTTATACTTCGGACAATACCCATGTTTCTGAGACTATATAATAATATTGAGAGAGATTTTTGTTCATTAATATGTTGTTCTGGCCGATTGGGTAATGTGTACATAATACCTCCGTAATGATACCTACATTGCTGACACACGAATTAGAATAACATAGTTGATATTGTAAGCAGAAGAAATAAATTATCAGAACTTCAGGACTAGTGATAAAATTGAAATCTATTTCTTTACCCTTTTCTATGTTGTATCTCCTATAGTCTTGAGTAGTATTCTTTTATTTTTTTTGCCATAAGAGTTCTTCGCTCTTCTAAAAAGGTTTCATAATGCTCAATATTCATATTTTCTATACCGTCTGGTATGCAATGAAGCTTGAAATTACTCATCATTTCATCCATGTCGTTAATTGCGCCATATGCTGCATTTTGATTATTCACATGATAAAGTAGTTCCGAAAAATACTCTGAGGGGGCTCTATCCTTAATGGCTATATTGATTTCACTCTGCATCATAACATAGTTAGCAATTTGATTATATTTCCCTTTAGTTAAACCATTTCTCTTTAGATAGTTTTTAGGAAAGAGGTGATGCACATCTCCACGGTGAGTAATTAGATCGCTAACAGTTATATCACGTGAAAGAAATCCTTTATCATTCATCTTCACTTGTGCTGCTAAGTAAACTTTAAAATAGGGACTAGATGCCACTGAAGTATTCATTTGTTGCGGCAGTCCTGCTGTCCAGAAAGCTTCTCCCAGTACTGCTTGTTCAATTTCAGAAATAGTTCTCTTTATGCCATTTTCATCTATATGACGAATATCCAAATCTATTTGTGATTCGGGTGAACCTGAGTATCGTCCTGTGAGGAGTGACATAACAAACCATCTTCTTACGTATGTTTCAATCTCTACCGGCGAAACACTCTGAGCTTTTAGGACCAAATAAAGGATATATGCAAAATTAAGAGCATTCTGTGATCGAACCATACTAGAGTCAACAAATCCAGCAGACCGTATTACCATTAGGAATCGTTTAAAATTTGTCTCATTCATAAATTGAAGGATTCCTTTTTCCAATAATTCGAAGGATTTCTTTGCAATTTCTTCTTCGTAGCTTCTTGTCTCGAAATTTCTTCCTGACAACAAAGCAACTAAATCCTCAAGCCTCCCTCTTTTAAATTTTGAAGTAAAAGAAACCCTTAACATATCTTTGTAAGATGGATCATAAAGATCATCATTTTCGTTTTTCAACCAGCTCATCTTCTGAAAATAATCAGTAGAAGCAAACTCAGTATCCATTTGCTTGATTATCGGATGGAATTCAGGCGCAACTGCAAGATGGCAGAAATAATCAATACATTTTCGAATTTCGTTTCCACCATAATCTTCATTGGTTGCAATTTTTGACATCGCAAAGTCTGCTTGACTCAGTTCAACCCCCTGAGAATTTATTCTGATGAAAATTTCAGTAACAGTTTCAATATCTAAATCTGAATTGAGTTCAATAAGACCTATTGGATTGTTCAAAATACCTTTTAACAATTCAATACTTTGAAATATTTCTGCATGGTTATCTGTATTATTTTTTTCACAATAATCATTTACAAATGTATATAACTGAATATCAGGACTAACTAGTTTTGAGATATCGGGTATCCAGGTCTTATCTTTTTGGATTGCGGGATTAGTTACTTCAAACTTTTTTTTAACTGGGTGGAAAGCTATGGTGATTTTTGTCTTTCTATAATCCTTAGTAATTATCTCTTTCCCCAATAATGCTGCCATTAGAGCAGTAACTCTCTGCTGCCCATCAATAAGGATTCTTTTTCCTATTGAGGTTGTCCCATCTTTCAATTTTACATTTGGATTACGCCAAGCAATTAAATAACCAATGGGATATCCTTCATATAGACTATCCATCAAATCCCTCACCTTTGCTCCATTCCACACAAAAGGTCTTTGTATTTCAGGTATTGCAATTTCTTGAGATTGAATCCAAGTAAGTATTGTTTGGATTGGATGCTGGTTTACTGAATATCGTTGGATTGTCATAAAGGCTCCTGCTTAGATTTAAAGGATAAAAGTATTGTGATACCTAATGCCGATTAAATCAAGTTATAGTAGAGTTTTTTTACAGACAACACCTAGTGATTCCCCGTCACTCCCTGTTTTTTCTCATAGGTTCTCATCCCTGCTAATCCAAGCATTCCGGTCATGATCGGGATCATCAGGGAGAGATCTATTACAGGAAACTCGAATACTTTTCCTGAAGCTGATAACACTGCGATCGCCCAGGGTCTTAAGATGTAGTTGTTCGCCAGGGAGAGTCCGCAGACCCAGCCGATGAACGGTCTCCAACCTGCCACGAAAGCAGACTGGTGCTGCGCTTCCGCAAGATTGATCTCAAGCTGGGTGTGCTTCTGCAGATTCTCTGCTTGAAGGGCTATCTTCTCAAGCTCCGCTTTCTTCTCCGGGCTTATCTCTCCAGTGATTGCTGACCTGATACCGGTAGCCAGATTAGAGATCCCACTGCTCACCGACTCCACCACCGTACTGGCAGCTTCTGCAGTCTCCTTTGCTCCAAATATTTTTCCTAACCAGCTCATAGCTTCCCCCTACACTGTTATTTTCTCAAAGATGATCACCAGGGTCGAAACTGCCCCGATTCCGGCAGCTATCACCTTGATAACTGTCGCACTCCAATGCTTCTTTTCCCTATCCAGCAGCTGCTGCTCATGAATCCGCTTCAAGGTTGGACAGGATTCCTCCCGGGAGAGATTATAGGCAGTGAACTCACTTCTCAGCTGCTTGATCTCCTGGGCAGAATCCTCAACTGCCTTCGCATAGCCATTCTCTACCAGAAGCGTATTCAGCCGGTTCACCTGTTCACTCATCGTCCGCAGCATCGGCTCAGTGGTATCAAGCCGGTGCTGATTTGACTTCACATTCTCATACATCGCCTGGACGATCTGCAGTACATTTGCTTCACTCACGATCGGATCTCTCATGCTCCCTCCTCCAGGATATCCTGGGCATCAGTCAATTTCAGATAGCTCTTCACAAAGGGATACAGAATCTCCAACTGCTCTTCCTTCAATACCGGAATACCTACTGAGAAAATATCAGAAGCCCGGAACATCCCGGTCCACCGGTAGAGGCTCGACTGAACCACATTCAGCACGGGGCCGCCGAACTTCCCGTTTGAAACCGGTTCGGTCAGCTGTTCCATTGCCTTCTTCGACTCTCTGCTAGGGTACGCAGAGAAGTTGAAGGAGACCATCACTGATCCATCAGCTCCATCAGAGCCGAAGGCTACGTTCTCAATAGCCCAGTAAGCCTGCTCAAACTGATGAAACAGAGCATTCTGCGTTTTATCCAAATCCATTACTATTCCCACAGTAATTCTCCTTTAGTAGTTATCCGGCAGCACGGCATATTCAGGAATCCCTGCCGATATCACAGTCCCTTTCAGACTGGTGTTGTTGTATAGATCGCTCACCCAGGAATGAGAGGGAGTAACGTCATATACCGAAGAGCTGCTATGTACATACGGGGTCCCCTGGGAGGACTTCAGGTATCCTTTTATATACCGTCCTTGAATCCGGTTGTTGTAGTCGAGATGAGCTCCCAGGCCATAGATCTTCAGCACTCCGGTATTGAAGGACGGGTAGTAGTTATTGGTGTTGTTGATCCGCAGCCTCCACCAGATCCGGTCGCTGTTCGCCCGGTATTTCCCGTTCGAGGCAGACTCACTCGTGGTGATATTGATCTCGAACATATAGGAGTCTTTATCTCCGATATTTGTCTGCCGGTGTTCACTCACCCAGGAGGAGCCGTTCCAGTACTGCAGCTCATAGGCATTGAGCCCATACCCGATCCAGACATCTTTTATGTAGCAGCGGAACGTAAAAACCGAAGCGACAAAATAGACATGCCGGTAGGCAGTACCTGAGCCTGATGAGACCAATTGCCCATCTGACCAGGACTTTGAAAAAAGCACCCCTGTTGAGAAACCTGATTGTCCCAAAACACTTCCTGCCGTTGCCATCAGTTGAATACCGCCCCATGTACAGTATCAGCAAATACTTCAATCCCGTGGATCTCGCTGAACCTGGAATTAGACTCTCCGATCTTGTAAGCATTATCTGCAGAGGGCATGATATTCTTCACTTTGATTCCTTCTTTCACACTCTCCACTGCGATATCAACCACGCAAGAGGTTGCCCTCGTTGCGGTATTGATTGAAACAACAAATATGCCATCAGGATCATAGATCTCCAGAGAGGTACCGCTTAGCAGGAGGGAGTACTTGGAGGCCAAAGTAGAAGTAATTGACAGAGTTGTCATAGTCGGGCCATCAATATAGTTGAAGTACCCACTTGGATCATAGGTGATCGAAAAGCTCCCGGTGAACGGCATCGAGGTCCCCACAGGAAGAGCAGAGAACTGAGCGATCAGCTCACTGCAGACAAAGTGGATAAAAGCATCTGTGCTGCTGTTCCAGAGAGTAACTCCGTCATCAGCAGCATTAGCGACAAACGTTGAGGGGACCGTCTCATACACTGAACTCAGGTTCTCTGCTGTGCTCATGAGTGGAGGGAAAGGATCTGATTCACATTGCCGGATGATATACAGAGTCCCATTCGATATAAAATCCCCGGCAAGGGCAAACATCGACCGGGACCCGCCATTATAATAGACGACCTCTGAGAAACTGTAGGAGCCGAACTGTCCCGAAACCCCGGCAGCTGCTGGGTTGTCCATCATATACTCGCTCAAGGTGTAGAAGTAGCCCAGGGTCTTGTAGATATCACCGGAAGTCTTAGAATAGCTGGTGGACCCTGCAGACCCTGCCTTCTGTGTGGAGAACTCAGGAGAGGTGAAGATCCCGGAAACCGAGGAATTGATCAGAGAAGCATCCCTGGCAACAAGAGAGCCTGTAGGACTGGCATGGAACTTGGTCACTCCATCCACCGTAAGCTCAATGCCATGATCCTTATCAATATGAATGGTATACACTACTCCATTCACAGTCTCTTCTATGATCAGCTTTCTGACCGTCGCATCGTTGATGAAAGCCTCTTCTGAAATCAGAGAATCTATGAACGCAGTATTCCCTGTCAGCTCGTTCACGAAGAGATTGTTCACTGCCAATCGGCTGAAGAACTGAGTCTGGGTATACTGCAGGAGAGCATCGAACTCTGCCTGGGTAACATCGGACTTCTGAAAGATCACCTCGGTCAATACGGTCCGAATTGCTGAAGTCATATCTACAGCCCGCTCATAGAGGATCGCAGAGGTGGTATTCTCCGTTGCATCATTCTTCATTCGCCCGATACAGAGCCAGCCTGCAATACTCACGATAACACCATCCTTCCCATAGGAAGCATCGACTATCTTGAATTGGTTCTGCAGGTAATCATAGCTGGCAACATAGGCTTCACCTGTAGAGAGCTCTACTACCAGGAATCCATCGATCACCGCATTGGGATTGATCATGCTCTTTTTGACCGTGATCCTGGTATCCTGATAGTAGATGAAGCCATCCACATCAGAGGGATCTCCAGCCTCATCGTACCCATGCAGATAGACCTCTCCCGGATTCACAGCAGTGAAGGTCGAGTAGTTCATCTTCAGTCCCAGGCCAATAGAAGATGCTCCCCGGGGACCGGCAGGTCCCGGGACTCCGTCGTCTACATTGACTATGGTGATCTGGTTCTTGGTTATCAGGCTCATACTTTCCCTCTAGCTCACCGAACAGGTGATAGTCGATTTCACATCCACATCTGAGGTTCCCACTGAGATTGTCTTCCCCGTCTTCGAAGAAGATGCATCAGCGAAGGTCCTTGAGTTTCCATCCTTATTAGTGATCGTCCAGGTGTAGGTATAGCCGGTTCCCGCAGCATCGATCTCCACCCCGTTCTGAAAGAGCTTGGCTGAAAGGTCGGTAGTCCCTACCCCGTTCTTGAAGACCGTTCCTGCAGTGGATTCGATAACCACCTGGACAGGATCGGTCATATCAGTGAAGGCGATCACATCATAGAAGGAATCCCCGTTGGTGGGAGAAGAGGCATCATTATCAGTGATCTTCACCTTGAACTGCTGCAGACCATCGACCATTGCCGGGGTGACAGCAAGAGTATTGCTGGTCTGACCGGCCATGAGATCCCAATCTGCACCGGCCCCTTCATCAGGATTCCCTGGAGCATATTTGAACCACTGGTATGAAAGCAGAGTCGTATCGAGGGTCGCTCCCCGGTAAAGTTCTGCCTTGGCTGTGAGAGAGGTCGGCTCACTGTTCTTGAACACATTCCCGCTCGGGGCATGGACGGCAGCAACAGCGATATTGTTCCCGTCGATGACCTTCGAGAGGTTGATGCTCATCTTGTAGGTAAGATTGAGTCCGGTTGCCGAATCGTGATAGACGATTGTACAAAGATACTCGATCGCATTGATACTGCCGGTCAGCTTATTCGCTGAGACGGTGAGAATATGACTCTTTGCCCCGGACAGCGCTTCCCCTGAAGTGAGGGCTGCGAAGGAACTCTGATCGGAAGGCTTTCGCTGCCAGGTGACCGACTGCACTGCCGAGTCTGTGATCTTATCGGTCCCGCTGCCCAGGATGAAAAGACTGGGAGAGAGTACCAGAGAGGTGCTGCCCCAATCCGGGGTATAGGTCCCGGTATCAGCCGAGTACCGCTGAGTCTTCGGTAAGTTTGATGAGATGAACCCGGTGAGGGTCAACGCATCGTTGTAATCCATAATCGTAATCTGTCCAACTGAAACTGCCATGTCTGTTTTCTCCTTATTTATATCAGTTCACAGAAGAATGTCGCTCTGCTCTCAACATCTTCATCGGTAATATGCAAGCTCTTGGAACCCACCGAGTAATGGGCTGAATTCCAGATAGCATCTGCTGCAGGATCGAGGGAGGACCGGGTCCACCGAAACCGGGAAGGAGCATACTGATCAGTAATCTCCGCTCCCTCCTGATAGACTCGAGCCTCCAGCGTGGTATCGGTCAGGGCAGGCCGGAAGATATTTCCCTGGTCTGAAACCACGATCAGAGTGACCGCAGCTTCCCCTTGCTCTCCCTTCCCCGCTTTCGCTGCCTGGTAGGCAGTGGTAATCGCTTCAAGCTCCCCGAAGGAAGCCACACCCCTTGCCGTGTACCGGTAGCTGTTCAATCCATCGGTCCAGCTTTCACTGATGATCACTGCCAGGGTATCGAGAGCTGGATCGCTCTGCCTGAGGGAGACTACATCCCCTATGGCCACCAGCTTTTCCCGGAGGGTGAACCGGTATTGGATATTCCCGAACTGCTGGTTTCGGTAGAGTCCTGAAGCAAGCTTTTCAGCAGCTTCAAGAGAGAACACGAATTCACTGCTCTCCTCTTTCGGATCTGCAGATCCCACCGGCAGCACTGTCTGTCTGACTGAGGAGCGAAAGAGCGCTCTCCCGTAGATCTCCAGCACATATAGCTTCAGAGCCTCTTCAGTGAAATTGTGCAGGAGAACCTGTGCCTGATGCTTATCAAAATTCTGCAAATTCACTGCAATACCAATATCAGAGAGAATCGAGAGCCTGTGGTTCTCAGAAGTAACGAGGGTAATGTCATCATTCTTCACCCTCGTCTTTCTTGACTGATACGCCACATCAAGCCACTGGGTCTGATAGGTCTGGCGAGTCTCGATCACATCCCCATCTTCCGGATAATACCGGTCAGGCAACAAGGTCACCCCTGAGGCTTCCTTATCCACCCCGACCGGGAGATTTGCCGTATAGAGCCTGACCTCCTCAAGGGTCTCAAGTCCCGCCCAGGTCAGGCAGATCCCGTCATAGGAGGTATCTTCCTTCGCTATCTCAAAGGTCTCCACAGTTGAGATCTGCTGATCGATCACGGCAAAGGGAATATAGGTATCCCTGTTCCACTGATAGAGGAAGAATCGTCCTTCTCCATCAATACTGAACACGTACCCATAATCTCGGAGCAGTGAATCCAGCAGCTGCCGGTAGGTGTACTTCTCTGCTGCTACACTGACCATCTGGACCGTCTCAGCGGCTAGCACTCCATCTGCAGCAATAGCCGAGGAATCGTAACCGGCAGCCAGCAGGATCGCTTCATAGGCTGCTCTCACCGTAACGGGAGGAGCTGAAATCGAAACAGGTAGCTGGAAATCTTCCTGAAGAGGAAGATCCAATTTCCAGGAAGCATCCCTGATCTCCAGGAATATAGTTTCAACCTGCTTGGCCTTTCTCAGATCAAGAGCAGGAGCAATATAGCCCGAGAAGAGAGGAGTCTCATCAGAGGTATACACCCGGCAGACTATCTTCTCATTCGCTTCTGCTGCCATGATCCGAGCGACAAGGAGCTGATCATACTTCAGATCTACCGAGCAGGTATCGATGACACTCTCACAGTTCTCATTGTAGAGATTTCGGGTTATCGAGAAGCTGTTGGCTCTCACCAGGGTGGAGACATCTACCGGGTCCATCTGGCCGGGGAAGTAGAGGAGCAGCTGAATCATATCGCTACCCTCCCCAGTTTCTTCAGCCTCTTTCCGGCTGCATCGAGTCTGGCATACAGATCATCTACCCCGTACACATCCCCGGTGATCGTGATATGAATGTCCTGGCCACCAGAGAGTTGAGGTCCGTGGATGTTACTGCTGGTGATCGGTGAGATCTGAACCCGCTCCTTGCCCCCGGGATTATCCCCTACAGCCATGAGCATGGGACCGGAGGTGACAAAATCGGCTCCCCGGGCAGCACCGGGTACGGTAATCCCGTAGGTTGCAGCAAGCTCCTCCACTTCAGAATCAGAGAGTCCATCCATTGAGGCGATTGCAACGAGGAGCTTTTCGTACTTGTCAATCTCAGCTTCCAGGTTCTCATCAGCTTTGGTCCAGAATTTCGTCCAGCCGGATAAGCCTTCCAGCTCTTCCTTGAGATCAGTGATCGTTCCCTGTACCCCTTCTATAAGCTGTGACTGGTTATCATAGGAATCCTCTTCTCTCTGGTAGGAGGTATTGGCAGCCATGGCCTGGGAGAAATAATCTTCTCCGGTGAGCTCTCCACGTTCCCAGCGATCCCGGAGGATCTCCATCTCCAGATCATGCTGGGCTGCAAGCAGTTCCATCTGTTCTGTGATTGCCTCACGCCTCTGATCTGCAAGTTCAGCTTCAAGATCCAGAACATCGGCAAAGAGCTCAGTGATTGCCGAGTGCTGCTCATCAATGAGGTCATTGGCTTCCTTTGTGGCCGAGATGGTATCGAAGATCGCCTTGTTGAGTCCCTTGATAGCACCTTCTCCAAGTGCAATCAGGGGAGCAAACTGAGGGAAGGCAGCCATTGCCGCATCTGCTGCCCCACCGATAACGGTATTAAGAGCAGCCTCAGCAGAGCCGGAAAGATCAAAATCCCCCGACCCCAGAGAACCTATTGCATCTTCAAGAAAGCCACTCATCGCTGAAGTCATGGAATCAGATAAACTGTCCCAGGCAGAAGTCGTCTCATCGGTCTCTTCTCTCAAGGCTTTCAAGGCCTGTTCGATCTGGTAGAGTTCCCACTCGGTATACTCCCCGGTCTCAGAGAGAGCTGCAAGTTTCTCTTCAAGGATCTTCGTCTTGCTTTCAGTCTCAGAGAGTTCAATCCCCATCTGCTCATATTGGTTTCTCAGGTTAAAAGCTGCCTCATCCACCGATGAGAGAACTTCAGCTATGCTTGCCGTCTTCTCTCCTGTTTCCAGGAATTCCCGATACTGGGCAATGAACCCGGCAAGAAAATCTGTATCTGCTCCAGCTTGAATGAGTTCCTCAAAGGTCTTCTTCACAGCTACCTGTTTTTGGTGGAACGAGTCAAACTCTCCACCGGCTGACTCATACGCTGCAGCCATCTGTCCTATGGAGGTCATTTGGGAAGAGAGCTCGGCTGACATGTCAGAGAACGAGAGCTCAGGTCCTGCGACCTCCTTTTCAGGGAGATCTGCTAAGAGCTCCTTATAGGCTGCAATAAACTCATCCAGGTCTGCAGTATCAAGAGAACCGGAAGAGACGATATCGCTCAGGAGTTTTCGGGCTGCCTGCTGTTTCCGCTCGAACGCATCGAATTCGATTCCCGCCTTGGTATAAGCTGCCGAGAGTTCATCGATCGAGGCAAGCTGCTCATCTAATTCTCTCCGGTAGGCTGTGAATGCTTCTGTGCTTGTGACCGTCGGGTCTCCTGAAGGGCCTTCTGCAAGTTCCAGGAATTCCCGGTACTTGGCGATGAAGGCATCCAAATTCTCGGTTCCGGCTCCGCTGGTCGCCAGGGCTTCAAAGCTCCGCTGGACCTGTGCCTGTTTCCTGCTGAAGCCATCGAACTCGCCACCGGCTCTCTGGTACGCTGCCTGAAGCTGATCAACCGCAGAGATCTGGGTATCGAGCTCAGAAGTAAGCGCTGAGAAGTCTACTGCAGGGACCTCGGCAGGAGGTTCCTCGAGATCAGCAAGGAAATCCTGGTAGGCTGCAATGAACTCATCAAGATGCTCGGTGTTGATCACTCCACCGGAGACAAGGTCAGTCAAGGCCTTTCTGGCTGCCAGCTGTTTCTCGGTGAAGGTATCAAATTCAATTCCCGCTTTTTCGTGGGCTTCAGAGAGTCGGTCGATCACAGCGAACTGGCTGCCAATTGCAGAGGTGACCTTATCAAGGGCATCATGGCTCGCCTGATATCTGGCAATGCTGCTGTCGATGGTGGAGGTGGTACTCCGCTCTTCCTGCTGAACGGTCAGCTGGTCTTTGAGCTGCTGGAGCTTTCTCTCCTCTTCTTGGATCTTCTCCAATACACTCTCGACGATCGTATCCCCACCGACAGCTTCCCGAAGCCAGTCCGCACCGCCATAGAACCACTTTTTGGCAAGGGTGTCCGGGTTGGCATAACTCTCCAGGTTTCGATAGAGTTCATCAACCTTCTCCTGCTGTCTGGCAATGGCTGCCGTCAGGTCAGCAGTGGGGTCCCCGGCAAGAGCCGCATCATAGTTCTTCTTCGCCTGGGTCGCTTCATTCCAGGCTTCGATCTGTTCAGCGATCTTCAGCTTGATCGGGGTGAAGAAGTTGGTGGTTGCCTCCCCGATGATCTCTTTGCGCTCTTTCCAGGCTTCATCGTATCGTCTGGCCACATCAAGAGCCAGAACGGTTTCAGAAGAGACATTGGAGAGAGCATTCTTGCTCTGAGTGTAGGCGATTTCGAGCCTGGCCTGAGCTTGGGCCTGAAGGAGGGCTTCGCCGCTCAATCCGGTCATTCCCTGCTCCAGGAGCTTTGCCTGGACAGCCGAGTCCCTGACAATAACACCCCACTTCTTCATCGATTCCCCCTCACCGCTCATGAGCTTAGTGAGGTCGGAGGTCGCAGCAGCGGCATCCCCGATATTGGGATTCAGCTTCGCCAGGGCTGCTCCGAGATAGGCTGCCTTTTCAGTGAGGTTCAGTGCCTCAACCCCGGCAAGACCGAACCCGGTCAACAAGTCCCCGGTCTCAGCAAGGATTCCCATCATGGTAGTGTCGGCATAGTTAAAGGTATCAGCGAGCTTCTTCACCCGCTCGGTTGCGAGGTCTGTGATCCCCTCATAGGTGATCGCAAACTTCTGGGCTCTGGCCTCCGATTCTTCAAAGGCTTCCCCGGAGTCTCTGATCATACTGACAGCAGAACTGATCGCAGCAGTCACCCCCACGAAGGGAAGGACGGTCCGTAAAAAGGTTGCCGTCACTGCCGAGGCAGTTCTCACCGTTGCTGAATAGGTTTTATTAGCTGTTGTGAGTCTCTGGAGTGAGGCTGCATTACTGTCATAGCGACTTTTAAGCCGGGTGACCGTGCTATCTAACGGGTCCAGCCCCTGCCTGATAAGCCGTTCGATCTCACGACGAAGGAGCTGCTGCTCTTTTTCTAGCGATGCAGTCTCCCCGCCGAAGTATTTTGCCGCCTTTGCATTGCGTGAGAGTCGTTCTTCAAATTTTTCGAGATGTCTTGCACTGGCAGCCTGGTCGAGTTTAGACACAGAAGTTGCAGCTGACTTAGCCTCAGCCTGAAAAGCTTTCAGGTTGGCTTCAGCACGTTTGCTGTCAGCATCGATGACTAACTGTATCTTGGCTCCGCTCGGCATACCGGCAGCTTCTCCTTTTCTCTCTGTCTTTCCCACCTCTGCATGGAGGCAAGTTCTGCTTCAAATCTCTTGATCCAACGGATCACGATCGGTCTCTCATCCAGGGTCCCTTTCCCGTTTGGAAGGACCTGCAGGACATGGTAGTCATGCCATAGCCCATGCAGGCTCACGAACAAAGCGGTCCGTAATCCTGCGATTCTTCTCCCTTCGATATAGCCTTCCGGCTCCGGGACCGGGATACTCGGAGGATCTTTACCCTCACGCCACTCGGTTGCGAACCAGCCCAGGCAGGAGAGCTGGAACGCAAGAATCAGTTTTTTGACTCTTCCTCATCCGGTTCCTCATAGAAGAGGTGATAAATGATCTCCTTCAGGAGCTCTGAAGCCCTCCTGCTCTTTGCAGCAAGAAGCTTCTCTGCAGTATCGATCGTCTCTTTTCCTACGGTGAAGTTAGTGATCGAGAAGATCTTCCTGGCAATCCGGTTGTAGTCATACATCTTCCGGTAGATCCCGTTATCATTGAGGGTGTACTCATACTCAGCCATTTCCCGGGCAGTAAGGTGCTCGAGCTCGATGACAATCTGCTGATCTATCGGTCTCTGCTCATTTCCCCACAGTCTCGGGATAAATCGCTCATGCAGTGCTGCACTAATCTCCACTCTTCGCCTCCTGCGTTTTCTTATGCTTAACGAACTTTCCGGTATCCTTTGCTTTCGTTCTTATGGTGATCGTGGTGATCACCTCTTCCCCCAGGTACCGGGTCTCCTTATGCTCCGCATTGGAGATCTCTTCCCCGTTCTCAGCGTGGATGGAGAAATCGCCGGGCCTGATTCGTTTGATTCTCAACTCCATTTCAGCCTCCCTATGCTACGGTCTTGAGATAGGTATCCCGGTAGTTCAGCTGCAGCTGCAGGGAGAAATCCTGGTTACCTTTCAAGGGTTTGTTCAGGGTCACTGAGGTGATAAGACCTGAAAGGATCGTCCACTCCTCACTCTCTCCGCTTACTGCCGATTCATAGGCACAAACTCCGAAGATGATCTCATCTCCCTTCGGCTCAGTCACAGTGATCGATCCGGCCCCGTCATCGATGCTCAGAGTTCCGGTCCGGTTCTTGAGTTCCTTCTGCAGCTCATCTCCGATCCGGTTATAACCGCTCAAAGAGTAGGTGCTGTTCGGGTAGCCTTCATCCTGGAAGTGAGCAGCACTATCGCCCTGGACGGTGTCTTCCACCACTCCTCGGCTTGCTGAGACTTCCCCGTCTGTTGCCCACTCGATCACAGAAGCCTCAAGGGGAATCACGATATCGCCATCAGCTGGAGTAATCAGATCAGCTGCGGTATGGAAGATCGTTCCAACCTTCTTCCCTGCAGGGAGCGTACTGACTGTCGCATGTTTTGCCGCCACCAGATACCAGCCTGCGGTGAGCTTGATCAGCCCGTCACCGGAGATCTGCTCTCCAGGTTTGAAATAGTAATGCTTGCCGTCTTTACCGGCAGGTCGTTCTTTTGACATAGTCTTCAAATCTCCTTATCTATAGAGTCTGTTCATTCGTACCTGCAGCTGCACCATCACAGCAGCATGTACCTGCGGACCACTGGGCCACTTCTCTTCCCCTGTTACCGAGGTCTCAGTGAAGGCTTCCCCAAAGGTTGCCCCTGCATCGAGACTCTCGATCAGCAGGTCCTGGTACTGATCCATCTGAGCATCACTGCCGGGAGGGAGCCTGATCTCTACAGTCACATCCCCGATCCGCTGATCCTCATCGATCGATGAGCCCCACAGGGAGACGGTTCCCACACAGGCATATTCACCCCGGTTATCATCTACCCGGTAGAGGCCCCAGTTCCTGACTGGAGTCAGGCCTGCTTCACTCAATCTCACATTCAGATCACTGCTCAGGTGATCAACAATACTCTCCAGCCGTTCTCTCGTCTTCATCTGGTGAACTCCTCCAAGATCTCCTGCTCAAACTCACGTGCCCAAAGGTGGACCTGTGCCTGGGCCTCCTGAGGGACCTTCCGTGTCACCACCCATTTTCCCCGCTCCTTCTTCCCCGATCTGAGCATTCGTCCCCGCTCAAACAGGTTCATCGGGATGGAGGTCAGCCGGGCTTTCTCTCCTCGACCGGAGATCCGGTAGTTGACCATACTCCGACCCAGGGAGTCCTGGCTCTTGGTAAGCAGGATCTCCTGCCCCGAAAGGAACTGGCTTTTCATCAGAGCTTTGATCCTCGTTGCGGTGAAGCCGAGATACCGGCTCCGCATCTCGGGGAACCGCTCGACTACCCGCTCCAGGGCTTCAAGGTTCACGAAGGCATGGGCTGAAAACCTCATACCTGCAGCTCCAGAGTCGTGATTCCATCCTGTCCCGGTTCACGAATGTTCATGACCTGGTAGGATCTCTCCCGTATGTTCAGCTGCATCCCGGTCCTGATTCGAACCGGCATGGCTGCCTCATAGACCCGCATCGCAGCATACCGGGAGGGAATCGGGATCTGGCCTTCGGTGACGAGCTCCCGGTAGGAGTGCTCGAAAATACCCGATGCTTCATATACCTCCTTCCCATCAATAATGAGGAAGGGTATGGCTGCTTCACTCACTCCCAGGATGGAAGCAGTATCAGCAGCTATCTGATCCCAGAATTCCGTTCCCATTCGTTACGCCACCTTCACCACGCTGTAGGAGTCGATATCGATCGGCACCATCAGCGGACAGCTTCGAAGCCTGGTGATCACCTGGTCGGGGTTGGTCTCCTTGAGCTGGTCGAGCATATACTCGGCCTGCACCATGTCCATATACTCGGCATCGAAGAAGCCGGTGAAGTACTGGTCATAGCGGGTCTCCTTAGAACCCACCCAGATCCAGCCGTCAGGGGCATAGCGCTTGGTCTCAGTCCCATCAAAGTACCGGCCGCCATACACCCAGATCTCTACTGTTGCCTCAGTGAGTTCCAGAGCTCCCTTCAGTGATGCCTGCATAGCAGGGTTATAGGAGGGAGCATTGAGGTTCCCGAAGCTGATCCAACGAGAAGATGCAGGAGAGCCCATCATGGCCATGACTTTCTTGTTGTTCCTGAAAGCCTGCCAGGCGGTGATACTCATAATCACCATGTTGGTCGGTGTACCTGATTCCTCTTCATTAAGAGCAATGATGTCATCCAGATCTTTGAAAGGATCTGCAGTATCAGAGGTCCACTTGGTGGTAAGATCCACTTTATGGGTATCCTTCAAACCGAAGTCGAAGGTCTTATCACCTGCAGTGATCTTGCCGGTGAAGAGTGCGGAGGAACACTGGTATTCCACTGTCCGAAGCCAACGGCTTCGCAGTTCCCTGGTGTTGCGTACCAGCTCGTCCACCCCGGTCTTCACCCCGTGAGTCCCGAAGGGAGTCACTCCCGCAGGTCTCTTTGAGGCATGGGTATAGTTGAAGGCCACCGATTCATTGATGAACGGAGGCTGGAACTCGTCAGTCGAGTACCCCGCTTTCGAAATGATCCTCGCCGGTTCCTGGTGCTCGGTGTACCCGGCCAGGTACCTTGACTTGTTGATCTTATCGACCATGACCTTCACATCAGCGGTCACGATCTTCTGGCTCTGGGAATTCCCCCAGAGGGTTGCATAGAGAAACATGGGAAGTCCCAGGCTCTGCTCATAGGCCCGGGCCATCTGTTCCCGGGTAAAGATATCTACTTTCATTAATAGTTCCCTCCTACAGTCTCAATCTGGATCATGCTCCTGGCTCTCATCTGATCCCGGTAGGCAGCAATGCTCTCTCCTTCAGTCACGATGAGGAGTGCTGCATCAAACTCACCGCTCTCCCAGCCCTTGCTCGGTACCTCGGCTTCTAGGGCATCAACATCGAGCATCAAAACCTGCTCTGCAGTCCCTGTTCCATCAGTCGCATCGGCTGCGACCATCTTGTGTTTACCGGTCCCGCTCACCGTGATAGTGAAAAAGTCTCCTGCGACGAAGGCTGCTGCACCAGCACTGATCGTAAGGTTCAGCTCCCGGGAAGTGAACGGCTCATCTGCAACTGCATAGCCGCAGGCTTCTCCCTCCGGGGAGATGATATTGAACCCTGATCCATTGCAGATCAGCTGATAGAGTCCCTTCTTCACCAGGGGTCCGACAGTGATACTATTTACTGTCCCATCGCCGGTGTTCCCGGCATCTGCTGCAGCGGCTGCTGCACTCTTGATCTCAGAGAGCACAGTCCCTTTGAGCAGGTTCTGCCCTGCAGCGATGATATTCGCTTTCGCTGTTACCCAGCCTCCAAGCAGTACGTTCCGTACTTCACTCACATTCGTATCCATCTACTTAGGCCTCCTTTCCACCCAATCGATCGAGCTCGGCATCGATGCTTGCCCGGTCAATGCCGAAGATGTTCACCTGATTCTTCGAGGGAACAACTTCCCCTGCCGGTTCCTGCGGGATATGCTCCAGGACCTTGGCATCTTCTTTTCGTCCAGCCTTCATCTGCTCAAGCTGGCTTTTGAGATGGGCATTGACTTTCACTGCCGACTCCTCAACACTCCAGCCGGAGTTGATGGCTTCTCTGGTGATCTCTTCAGGACCGCCAAGTTCCAAGATTGCTGTGATTCGTTCACGTTCTGCTTCGGCAGTCACGTGAGCGTTCGAATCATCCGTTACAGCTGCAGCAGGAGTCTTATCGATCTCTTCTGCTTTCTGCTTCTCTGTTTTCATACTGCCTCCTATAGATTCCAGGCTCTCACCCGGTTCGTATGCGATATCGATACTGTTGATGAGTTCATCAATCAGTCCGAGTGTAAGTGCTTCCTCAGCCAGGAAGACTTTTCCCTGCCCGTAGGTTTCCTGCACCATCTTTACCGGGACACCCCGGCCTTCAGCTACATCGGCCTCGAACAGCTCTGCTATTCCTGATACCAGTTTCTGGTATTCACTCTTTCCCTCAGCACTTTCAGGATCGGGAGCTTTATGCTCTGAGGAGCGGTAGATCACTTCCTCATAGCCGGAGTCCTTTGCTTTTCTGAAACTGATGAAGGCTCCGATGGACCCGATCATCGAGGTCTTCGAAGCGGAGATCCTCCCTGCCTGGGACGCCAGCCAATAGGCACCAGAGGTGCAATGCCCTGATATATGAGCATGAACCGGTTTCGGTGAGGTCCTGATGACTTGAGCGAACTCACTTAAGCCTGAAACCTCCCCGCCGGGAGAATCGAAGTAGAGTTGAATCTTCTCTACTGCCGGATCTGTCACGGCCTTGCCAAAGACATGCTGCAGATACCCGGTAGGCAGGCCTCCAAGCAGCCAGGTCTCAAAGGACCACTGCCGGGAGAGTACTCCCTGGATCTTTATGCAGGCGGTTTTCCCTTCTTTCCAGTAGGGAGCAGCAACCTCTTCAAAGGCTGTCTCCAGGTCCTTACGGTCCTGAACGGAATAATTCATAGTCTGGATAGCTGCCAGATCAGTGCTGTAGGTCGTATCGATTGCCCATAAACCTCTCATGCTTCTTCCTCTTTTTCAGGTATAGGTGCCTCCTGGTAGAGCCCTCTGCTCTTCATCTCCTCCATCTCGTCATGCAGGTCATCGAGAACTTCATCAAGATCGAAGCCGAGCGCTGCTGATTCCTTCTTCCTGGAAGAGAGCTTGCCGTTGATCCGGTCAATGGCAGCTTTCACTTCCACTGCAGGATTGATCTGCCCAGGAGCGATCCCCACCCAGGAGGCATGGCAATAGGCTCGTCTGGTTGCTATATTATCGAAGAAGCCGGGACAACTGATCCGTCCCTGCAGGACCTCCTCAGTCAGCCACTCTTCATAGATGTGCTGACAGAAGAGAGCAAAGTCATTCCGATCTCTTCGAACAGTCTTCCAATACTCATTCTGTGCTGCCTTGCTTGCAGAGTACGAAGATGAGAAAAACTGGATAAGAATCTCATAAGGAATCTGCAGTCCCATGCCGACCAATATCAGGGAGGATTTGATAAACTCCCCGAAGGCTGAGTTCGGTCTTGCAGGATCAAAGCTCTGGACTTCATCTCCTGGTCTTCCCTGCAGAACCACGCCGGGTTCGAGAGAATAATCGGGAGCATCAGGATAGGTGGTCTCAGGATTTCGGGTAATGGGAGTCTTTCCCAGGATTGAGCTGGCATCCCCCGAAGGGGTCTTGATGAACAGCCCGAACAGAGAATTGACTTCACTTGCGGTGATCTCACTCTCGAAGTATCGATCCAGTTTCTTGATTGTCTCGGTAACCGGTGAGAGAAACGGTTTGCCCCGGTACTCTTTTGGTCGTTTCGGGGTATAGCAGAGAAAGGCATTTCGTCTCTTGCTCTTTGCCCCGACAAACGGGACATAGACTGCTGTCTGATCTTCAAGTGAGTTCTCTGAAGGATGGACATACACCCCGACCGGCCGACCCTGAGCATCAAGCTTCACCCCGTTTACCAGGGTTTTGCTGTTACTTTTCAGGTGATCATTTCGTACACGGTCAGCCTCTATGATGTTCACTTTCAAACCGTTCACTGTCCGGTCCTCATGAGCCAGGGGCAAGGTAACAAGAACATCACCGCTGGTGAGTTTTGAGAGGTACATGAGGAACTGCAGTTGGTTGAAGGTGAACTGGCCGTGGAAGTCACAGTCAGTGCTCTCTGCCCAGAGTTTCCAACGCTGCTTGATTTGGATCTGGAGAGCTTCTATCTGTTTCTTTGATAAGGGGACCACATTCTCCAGGATCGAGGGCTGCATCTTGAGCCCTGTCCCGATAGTGTTTGATGCATTGATATAGACTGCCCCGGCTCCGATAGAGGTATAGGTCACCAGGCTCCTGGAGTAATTCCTAAGCTGGGCTAATGAGTAATCAGTGTCATCTCCAACCGGCAGGGTATTTGACAATCCATACCGGGTCTTCTTACCAGTATAGCCAGCAGAAGAGCCGAAAGCATACGCATCAATAGCAGCCTTGGCCTGAATCCGCTTGATGCCGGCTGCTGGGGAGATATAGGAAATGAAGCGATCGAGTGTTGAGATCTTAGAAGTTCGGTCTGACATGCAGTGGACCTCCTAATCCCTCTAGGATATCGATCTCCCGCTGCCAGAAGTGAATGACTTCCTGAATCTCAGCGATATGGGCCCGAGTCACCCGCTGCTTGGAGCCATCAGCATGAGTAAGCTCATACGAGGACCCACTGAGCATGACTGCCTGTAAAGCGGAGATTGCCTGATCTCGGTACCCGATCATCTGATCTTTTTCTAATCCTAACATACGGCAATTGTAGTTAGAGCATCAGAGGGTCACAATGTCAGGATTTTGATTATTGAAATGTTGGAGATTCCTGTTACATTTAATAAATAAAGCATACAGTGTAGATTGCGTTTGCAAATACTCTAGTCACACTGTATTATAACTATGATAACACCATTAAAGGTTCGATATGAATAAATTACCCCGTTCAAAAAAACTATATAGTGATGCTTTGGTTTTTGCTGAAGAGATTTTATCAGACATTGAATTAACTAGAACGCCACTTACTAACGTTTCTCTAAAGCTTTCAAGATTATTTAGATTATTAAATGATTCTTACAAACAGAATATGTTCCAGTATGAAGCTTCTGGATATCCACATTCTCCAGGAGGCTATCCTCCAGAGATCTGGGCTATGCTAAAAGATGCAAACAGAATTGAAACTTCAGAGGATAAAAATGGCAAGGTCAATCAACATGGATATTGGTCAAGCATTGAACAATTAGAATCACAAATAGAAACAATCAAGACTAGAATAGCCGTGTCTATGGATCCCGATATATCCATATCGTCTGCAAATCCTGGTCAGTTTCTTACAGCTCCTATCGGAAATAAGTTTGAAAGAGACTCTTTACAAAATGCTATGCAGAAATCTATTGAAAGGTTATCTCAGAGAAGGGCTTTTTTACATGTAACAATTTCTGACATCTATACAGAATTAAAATACTCATCTCTATCAGATGATATTTTCTCACAGATAAGAGAAACTGTTGATATTAAAATTTCAGATAAAGTCTCCTCTTCTTTACAAAAGTTCACCTCTGCCTATGATAATTTGAAATCGGATAATCCTGAAGATTGGGCTAATGCTGTTCATAGTTGTAGAAGAATACTCCAAGACCTTGCAGATCACCTATATCCTCCTAGAGAAGATAAAATAATAGGCAATAAAGGCTCAAATATTAAAATAAAGCTTGGCAAAGATAATTATATAAATAGATTGATAGCGTTTATTGAAGATAATTCTGAATCAACCAGATTTAAGGAACTGGTCGGATCAAATATCAGTTACATAGGGAATCGACTTGATGCAATATTCCGAGCAGCGCAAAAGGGGTCACATTCGGATATAGTGAACAAAGAAGAAGCTAGCCGTTATATTATTTATACCTACCTGATTCTTGGCGATATTCTTTCATTATAGAATTTATAACTTCTAGTAGAATAAAATTTGGAGGATAGTCAATGATAAATCTAGGGTTTAATCCATTTGGGAAAGAAATTAAATCTATTGATAAAAACGATCTTGAAATCCTAAAAACTGTCTGTGAAGGTTGGTATGTCGAATATAAAATCAATTTCACTGATCCAAAAAAAATTGCCAAATCTGTAGCTTCATTTGCTAATGCCCATGGTGGTCTTATTTTCATTGGTGTTCAGGCAAATGCTAAAACAAACACCGCTACAGACTTTCTTGGAAGTAGTATTGAGTTAGATTTTATTCATAACTCAATTCGGGGAAATATAAATCCATTCCCTTATTATGAAATTGAATGTGTAGATATACAGAAAGATAATCCTTTGGTGATTATTGTTGTGCCCTCCAGTGATGATTCACCACATATCCATAGCGATGGAAGAATTTATCGTCGACAAGATTCATCTTCAGACCCTTTAAAAGAAAATAACCGTTCAACAATTGATGAACTTTATAAGAAAAAGGAGCAATTACAACTAGAGAAAGATGCTTTTAGAAACATAGACTATGGTTTTTGTAAAGGAGAAGATGAAAGACCCTTTTTATGTATTTATATAAATACCCATCCTTTTCGAAGTGCTATTATAAAAGATTTTCATCGTACAAAAATGATGGATCTAATCAGAAAGCATTTCAATGAAGAGTTCGAATTATCATTGGAAGGTAAAATTGTTGTAAAGGGAAATATGAACTTTGATACAATCCATCGTAACTATGAATCTATTACTTTAAGAAATTTGAACGGATCTGATCTGGCATATCATGGAATTACCCTTGAACTGGAGGAATCCTATTGTTTCAAAGCATTGATACCTTTGGATTACCTAACCTTCTCAAATTACTCACAGGAATTTGGGGAATATATAGAAACTCATAAAATCAAATCGATGGATATTATTAAGTTTTTAGATTTAGATTCTCTTGTAAAAATTACTTTTGGAATACTCTATAAATATTTTTCTTTCTTGAGCCTTTTAAAATATGAACAATCTATAGAATTTACTTTTGAGACGCAAAACTGCTATAGAACCTCTTTATTTGGATCTTCTGATTATTATAAAGAATATATTACAAAATATGGGATTCCAATCTGTCTGAAACCTACTCAACGATATCCACAGAACCCTCTGCCAATAACAATCCAGTCTGTATCTCAAGATTATGTTAAAACTATTGCATTATTTGTTGCTGAATTAGTATCAGGGTTTGGAATATCAAAGGAAGAGGTTTTCTTTATTTATAATTCAGATAGTAAATAAAAAAATTCAATCTTTACATAGAGCGTAAATTCAAAAATATATTAACTTTGTTGAACTGTTACATCATACCCAACCGCAGCAGCAGCTCCCCTACGTGCAATTGAACTCTTAAATCCCTTGGATATTTCATATAGTTTTGCCTCCTAGCGAAAACTATTGTGACAGCTACTGAGGTACTTGAACTGTTTATGTCTATCTATCATTGTTTCTTTCATTGTTTCCTTGCCCATTACGTCCGATTAACCTGTTAAAACTACTGTTTTTGTCAGGTTGAAGCGATTGTTAGGTTTTTTATTTTTTTAATATCACCCACAAGGAAAACACAAGTAATTATCCAGGGAATTAAAGATAGTAATGAAAAGACCATTCCAATAATTCCCATTGTCGCAGGTACAAGCATAAAAATGCCTGACAAAATGCCCATTTTTACAGTTCTTTTTGAAAAATATTCAATTTTACTAAAAGATTTAAATAGTAGAATAAGTGATAATCCACTTAGAATATAATAAATAAAATATGAAGATCCCTTATAAACACTTAACAGTAATTCTCCTGCAGCAATTAAGGAATATTTCTGAATTTCATTTGTTGCCTCAAAGTACTTATTAGAAATAGTATACATTTCAATAAATCGATTTGATGAAAAATATATGGTTAGACTAATAAACGCTAAAATGAAAGCAAATATAGTAAGATTATTCATATATTTTTTGATGATTATAAGTAGTGATAAATAAAGGAAGATCATGAGAATATTGCTAAATACATATACAATATCAAAACCTATAAATCCAATTATGGGGGTGTCTTTATATAATGAAAACCATTCTATTATCGTATTCGGATGCGGAAACATAATAAAGAGAACCATCTGGATCGGTATCAAGGCGACTATTGAATTAATAATTATGGTGCTAAAATTACAATACGAGACAATATTTGAATGATTCTTCATGCGTGTACTCCTGATTAACTTAAATTATTAGCGCAGCAATAAAGCCTCGTAAGCAATCAATTCTTCGTATGGAGAGATAGCAATTTTTTCAAATTCTTCACACTTTGGCTTGCTCATCATTTCGTTCAGCTTTATCTCATTAAAATCTATTTCATCTGATTGCGCAACATCTTTCTAAGAATAGCAAATACCTCAGTTGATTTATATTTGTGCATCATACCCCACCGCCGCTGCCGCAGCTCTGGCATAGATATGGGTATCCAGAGCTTCATTCCGTTCTCTGATCTTTACCCATTCCCATTTCACTTTCGATCGCTTATCCCTCGGAGTCGTTTTCTGAAGGACCTCGGCACAAAGCTGCTTGAAGTATTCATCTTCCCGATCTTCCGGGAAATGGCACCAACCGAAGGGAAAGGGATCATCTCCCTCCGGTGGTTTCTGCTTGAGCCAGTGGAAAAGTTCGCTCTTCAGGAATGAAGACCCCACTTCATAATGAAACAAGGCATTTCGCATATGCTTCCCACCGATATGATCTACAGCTTTTGCTCCAGAGATTGGAGCCTTCAGCCGATCTGAACCCTGGATAGCGAGGACCCGGTCTTGGGGATATCCCCTGCAGAAATGATATACCGTCTCTGTATTATACCCGGCATCGATGCAGATTCCTGAGAGATATAGGGCTTCGCCGGTTGGAGGCATCCACTGTTTGGTCATGAGCATAGCAAGTTCTTCCCAGCATCGGTCATTCAGGGAGTTGGTAGTATGATCGGCAGTGAATACGTGATACTCAACACTCCAATGCTCGAACCGTTTCCCCCAGCCAATTACTTCAACCTCGATCCGGTTCTCCTGGACATCGGCACCGGCAGTAAGCATCACAATATCCTCGTGGATCTCACCTGAGCGCCAAGATTCTTTCCGGCCTCGGAGGACCTCCCAGTCCTGCTGCTCAGATTTTTCTTCCCAGGTCTCAGCCAATTCATCATTGATAAACGAGATCAGCTTGTTCACATTACCCTGGGCATCGAGCCACTGCTCAACCAGCGATTCCCAGGTTGTCCACCCTACCGGGGCATAGAGAGAGCTGATCTGATAACTTCTGATACTCTTAGATGCTGTATGAGGATTGGTCGGCCTCCACTCCCCTTTTTTCAGCATCAGTTCTTTGTGATAGTTCTTGATCACACCCTTGCAGTGAGGGCATTCATACCATACTTCCCGGTCACCGGCTGAAGTCTTCTTCCACTTCATCTGAGTCCATAGTAGGATCTGATACTCACCACAATGAGGACACGGAACAAAGAACTTTCTCATATCCCCGGCAAGATACCCAGCTTCTACCTTTGATCTGCCTTTAACCGAAGGCTTGGAGATCGCAACAGCTTTGGAGTTCGGATAGGTCCTGAGTCTTTTCAGCAGCAGGGTCCAGGGATCTCCTCGACCATTAAGATCTTCCGGCCACTCATCGATCTCATCTCCGATCGCTATTCTCTTTGGTGAGGAAATGAGGTCAGTGATCGATCCGGCATTCCCGATATTCAAGCTGCCGCCGAGAAACAGTTTCAACCTGGTAGTGTTGCCTCCCTCCAGGGTTCGTTTCTTCACGATCGCATCCCTGATGACCGGGGTGCTGGTGATCATCGGATCGATACGGGTCTTGGAGTTCTTGTCCACCATCTTCTCCCCAGCCCAGACGACCAGGATCTCCGAGGGATCATAGTGAATGTAGTACCCAATCGGATTACATACTCCAGCCTCGGTAGCTCCCATCTGGGAAGCTTTCATAATGTAGACCACCTTCACTCTTGAGTTGGCAGACAATACATCCATGATCTCTTTCCAGAAGGGAGTACGGTCAGTTCTATATGGCCCCGGCTCGGCTGAGCCTTTGGGAAGTACCCGGTACCGGTCAGCCCACTGACTGACCGTGAGATCTGCAGGAGGCTTCAGACCTCTGGACCAGGATTTCAGAATTATAGCTGTTTCAGATTTCAAATTGCTTTACCTCTTCTGAAAGGGTATGGAGGATCGTATCGATCTCCAGTCTCATTGTTTCCCTCGTATCCTCTTCATTCCCCCCAGCCTGGTAGGCTGCATGAGTTTTCTGAGCCAGACGATCCGGGAGATTCCTTAAAGAGTCGGTCAAGTGCTTGGCAATCTGGTAGGAGATCCCCACTGCAAGCTTCCGCTCGATAAGCTCACCGGAATCTTTCCGATACTCCAGCTCTGCCTGCAGGGCAACATACTCAGCCTTCTTCGCCTGGGCGATCGCCTTCTTCCGTGCCCAGTCAGTAAACTCCTCATCAGTAGAGGAAGGAGATCCCTTGAACTTCTGCTGGGTCGTTTCAGATTTCTTCTTCCTCCCCCGTTCGGTCCGGTTGAACTCGAACTGCCGCTTGGCAATCTCAAAGACTATTTTCCCGTCCTCGGTGATTGCCTCCCCGAAGATGTTCCCCCGGGCAATGGCATTGGAGACTGCACTGCGGGAAATATCGAGCCGACGGGCAAACTCAGCTTTGGGGATGATCTCAATCTTCTTACTCATCTCTATCTACCCCTATCAACACTATCTGCCACCAAATCGATTTACAAAATTCGAAGTAGCGCAGATACAAATGCCCGGGCGCACGACCCCTCGGTATCCACCCATATCCCCAGAAGAACCTACCCCTTGCCGACTACCACCAACAACGGCCATTGTCTTCATCTTATGCACTCTCACTGCCATAATCCCCATCCTCCAACAGGTCATCAAAGGTGGTCATCCCATCCTCAAGAGTCTGCCCGGTCTCTATGAGCTTCTTCAGCTTTGCATAGGTCAACCCGTAGGTGCTGCACACCTCAGCCACCGAATCGAAAATCTTTATCGAGTAGGTAGTGATCGCTATGATCTTTCTATGATTTGCCATTAAGCCTCGTCTCCTCCATCTTCAATACTTCTCTTTCCCTCGAGGATCACCTGCACATCCTCCACACTTCTCACCACGGCATAGAACACCCCGTTCTCCTCACACCGCTTCTTGAATCGCCTCTGGTTATCAGAGAGCTGCCCGGCCTCTGTCTTCACCTCCAGGTAGCCGATCTCTCTATGAGGGAACCACACCACCAGGTCAGCAGCACCTGGTCTCAAGCCCATGGTGATCATCCGCATGGTCCGCAGCTTATCAGCACCTGCTCCCTCATTAGGGACCGAGTGACAGAAGATCCCCTGCCCCGATAAGTATTCCACGATCTCAGCCTGAATCCTGGCCTCTGCATTTCTCTTCATTCTTCTCTTTTCCTTCCAATCCTTAGTACATCCTGTCCCGCTGGTAGTGGTAGTACCGGTAGTACTCTATAGAGTACTACTACCGTTACTACCGATACTGACCACCTCTGCCCCCTTGGTAGTAGTTTTCATTACTACCGGTATACTACCGACTACTACCGGGTAGCTCCTGGTATTCCTACCGTAGTACTACCGATACTACCGAGCCTTGTGAGCATCATGACCGAAGAGGTTTCTCCGTCGATAATCAAATAGCCAGCCTGGTATTCCTGGACCACCCCTTCGGCCATTAACCTGCTGATCATGGATCTTGGATCTGAGACCTTGAATTTCTGGTTCAAGTTCCCCTCCTTGATCTCCGGGTTCATGCTCTTGATATAATCCTTCCAGGCTGATTTGGTGATATAGGGAATCCCGTCAATAGCCTCAGCTCCTGAACCCAGCCAGGCCTGGAGCAAGTCATTGACCCGTTCCTGCTGTTTGGCATCCCGCTGCTGCTTCATTGGGGTAATTCCCTCGGTCACCACTGCACTGGTTACCACTTCTCCATCTTCATCCAGCCAGGGAAGCTGTACCTCTTCAAGTTCCACATGGATAGCTTCAGTCATCTCAGCATCCTTCACCTTCTTCTGGGAGATGGTGATCGGAGTATTCGCTCCTCCCGGCTCTATGCTGATATCGACATCCATGGCAGCTCTCCAGGCTGAAGATCCCCGGGCTCGATGCTGAGCCTCCGAGTTCACTCCGGTATGGTGGACCAATGCTACCGAGCAGGAGAATTCCCTCATGAGGTGAGCACAGGCATCCAGCATCGATTTCGCATCCTGGGCACTGTTTTCATCCCCGGCAAAGAAACGATGGAGAGTATCCACCACGATCAGCTTCGGCTGGATCTCCAGAGAGTGGATATTGCTGACCGTCTTACCCAAGCCTTCGGCAGTATTGAGATCGACTGCTCCCACCGAGAGGGTCATATCGAGCTGATTGATCTGGTGGTACTGCTTCCAGGCTGCGATCCTGCTTCTAAGCCCGTAATGCCCCTCTCCTGCGAGATAGACCACATGGCCGCTCTGCACCTTCTGCCCCAGCCAATGAGTCTTCTTTGAAGCAATATGAAGGCACCAGTCGAGGACCACAAAGGTCTTTCCAGACCCGGAAGGCCCATGGATCATGATCATAGCCTCTTCCTGCAGCCACCTGCGTACCAGCCACTTGAGCGGGGATGGATGCTGCGAGAATTCATCAGCAAAGACCAGCCAGGAGGGAGCTTTCGGTTGCAGCAGCTCTTTCAGATCTCCACCTGAGAGCAGGTAATCATTCGCATCTCCGATCTCCGGCGGCATGATAACTTCTGCTCCCGCAGCCTTCGCTGCCTCATCAGCACACTTCTTCCCGGTCCCGGATTCATCGTTATCAGCAACGATAATGAGCTTTGAGGTGGGAAGCATCTCCCTGATTGAGGAGGTCACAGGGATCAGGTTCTTTGCATTGTAGGCGATAACAACCGGCTCTCCTGTAACTTCATGAATGCTTGCAGCTGTTGCATAGCCTTCTGCGATATAGACCCGTTTCCCGGTATTAAAATCTCCTAACCACCAGAAACAGCCTCCAGCTTTTCCTCCCGAGTGGAAGAGCTTCTTTCCCGACTCAGCAATGTACTGCAGGGTTGAGAGCTCTCCCTCTGGGGTGAACAGAGGCAGCATGAGCCGACCATCTTTAGAGATTTTGATCCCATGAGAGCCCACCTGTTTTTTCTGTAGATACCGATGATCCTCAGGTGCAGCTTCTGCAACTTCCCAGAGTTGCTGGCAGTTCTCTGCGGTCTCCTGATACTTCTGCTCCCGCTGTGTATCCCGAATTTCTGCTGCAATCCTCAGCCGTTCAGCCACCTTCATCGATTCCACAGCAGTGAGTTCCCGTCCGATATCAGCCCGCCACTGGTGTTTCTTCTCTTCCTTCCAGGTCCCGAATGCTCCTGCAGGGATTCCATCAGAGAAGGCCACATACCAACCGGAGAGATCTGACCGGGTGCCGTCTGCAGAGAATCGGTGGATCTCACCATTGAAGGTAATCCCGTTTGGCGCATGGAGCCCTGCATCCTGGATAGCTTGAGATAATTGTATTTCTGGAGGGATAACCGCCTCTTCCCGATACTCCCAGGGCTGACCCAGGAGTTCGACGATATTACCCACTCTTCGAATTGCTGCTAGACTCAAAACGGCACCCCATCGAAAGATTCCCACTGGTCACAGGCTTTGATCGTTCGGGCAAACTGCTCGGGTGGTTCAGTAGCATATTGTGTGCATACTCCGGTTTCGGAGTAATGAAAACAGGTATGGCAGCATTTGGGAACTTCGCCTCTCAGCCAGGCGGTAACAAAATCAGGTTCTGGATGTCTCATATGATCCTCCTTGCAAGGAAGGAGCTTTCTGCAGACTCAACTTCCTCTTCTTCTCGTCTCTCCCAGACTCTCTCTGTGACCCGGTAGAATTTCCCATCCCTCCGGTAAGAGATCGCATCGGGAGGTCTTCTCAGGCTGAATACCATACAGAGCTCATCAGTATTCCAGCTCTCATTAATCTCGACCTGGCAGCTTGCTGCTATGAACTTCAGGGAGCCTATAGCCTTTCTTCCGGCATAGCCTTCATGGAAGATGCAGAGATACTCTGTGACCGGCATATCAGAGAGGCTTCCGAAGTAGGTGATCTTCACCATCTCCTTCCCGCTCTTTTTGCTTGTGTGAGGAGACCAGAGCCAGCTGATAACCACCAGGTTGCTCTCTTCCTTTCCCATGATGTCATCGTTATGCAGCTGCCAGTCATGGTGTTCTGCTGCAGGGAACTCATAGCCACAGTACCTGCAGATCTTTGCCTGAGCTGCCAGAATCTCGTCACAAGCGGGGCAGACCTTCGAGGGAGGAAGGGCATCACTATCCTCCTGCTTTCTCCCCGGAATTCTCACATTCGTGATCGGTCCATGGGTTTCCACGACACCGGCGAAATCGAGTACCAGACAGTGATCGGTATGGTTCTTCAGCCTCAAGCCCCTGCCTGCCATCTGGATATACAGTCCCGGGGAGAGAGTCGGTCTCATCATGACAATAAGATCGATATCGGGATAATCGAAGCCGGTAGTCAGTACGTTGGCATTTGTCAGAGCCCTGATCTCGCCAGTCTTGAACGAATCGATGATTCTCTCCCGCTCCTTCTTGCCGGTGGACCCGGTGATACAGTCAGCTCCGATTCCATGAGCTATGAGGATCTCCTTCACATGCTGGGCATGGGAGACCCCCGTACAGAAGAAGAGCCAGGATTTCCTCAATCCCGCCAGGCTGATCACTTCTTCAATGACAGCCTCAGTCTTTGCGGTGATATCGACAGCTTGCTGCAGCTCCTTCTCGATATACTCCCCACCCCGTTTATGGACTCCGTCTGCTGAGAGCTTCGACCTGGTAACTTTGCTCCTGAGATCTGCAAGATAGCCCTGCCTCTGAAGCTCCTCGATGGTGATCGGCTCGATCAGGTCATCGAATAAGGCAGGAGCATCAGTGATCAACCCATGTCCCATTCGAAAGGGAGTCGCAGTTAATCCAATGACTCTGAGGTTTGGGTTCAACTCCTGAAGTCTCTTCAAGAATGACCGATAGGTCCCTTCTGCCTTATGCGAAACAAGATGACATTCATCTATGATGCACAGATCGATATGCCCTACTTCATGGTTCCTGATCGACTGGATACCGGCAAAGGTGATCGGTTCTCCGAGCTCCTTCCTGCCGATTCCGGCAGAGAAGATCCCCAAAGGGGCATTGGCCCAATGAAGCCTCAGCTTCTGGGCATTCTGCTCAATGAGCTCTTTCACATGGGTGAGCATCAGTATCCGGGTCTCCGGCCAGTTCTGGATCGCATCCTTACAGAGCTCTGCAATGATATGACTTTTCCCGGCTCCGGTGGGCAGCACCAGACAGGGATGTCCCTCATGAGTCTCGAACCAGTTGTAGAGATCTTTGAGTGCTTTCTTCTGGTAATCTCTTAACATGCTGCCACAATCTCCCCGTCGAAGAGCTTCCTGATCTGATCTATCACCTCATCGCCGAAAGGCCCTCCGATTAGGAGCTCTCTGCTCGAATACCCAGCTTCTCCGTTGATAACCTCCTGATCACCGATACGCCAGCAGGCATTCCATTCAGAAGACTTCTCTTCAACCAATTTCCAGGGGACCAGATCAGGATGAAAAACATGGGCTCTGCAGCCTGTGCTTTGAGCCTCCTTCGGGATCTCGGCCTGCCAACGGGCACAGGTCCAGGTACTGTTCACCTCTGGTGTTGCATGGGCACAGGTCCTGCAGTTGATCTCCTGAGTAGGATGGGAATCAAAACAGAAGGGATGGGCAGCACAGAGTCTGCACTGGTACCAGGAGGGATCAGCAGATAGAGGCTCTGGGATTCTCTCGCTGAGAGCGATCCTCTTTCCCCGCTCGATATATTTCTCACCGATACCCCGATCAATATAGACCCGCTCGGTATAGAGCCGGTCATCATCCTTGCAGACTGCATAGTAGAGAGCTCTGGTAATATTCGCTCTCGTCATAGAGCACTGCATCTGGATAAAATGCTGCCACTTCGCTTTTTCGACTCCCTTCTTCTCAAGCTCATCAAAACTCTTCTTTGAGTGAGTTTTACACTCCCAGACATGGGTGGTCTTTGGAGCTTCAGGGAGTCCGGTATAGATAATCCCGTCAGGGGAACCCTGGACATGGGACCCGGCATAGATGGTTCTCTGATATCGTCCGGTCTCCCGAAGATCCACCCCGATCGCCCTCAGGTCGGAAGCTGCAGTGAGCTCTTCATCCTGCCCTCTTCTGAATAACCGCTTGATCCTACCTGGGAATTGTTCCCTTACCGCCCAGCGGAAAGAGAGCCAGAGCCATCGGTCGCAGGGATGCCCAAGGAGAGAGAATCCCAGATGATAACGGGGTTTCTCTGATAATTCCTCATGGTATCGGTTGATAAGGGATATTGTATTGTTCTCAGGCTCTGGTATAATAGCCATGCACTCCTCCTTGATTCGCATTTCGATAGACACTCCTCAGGAATCACTTCCTGAGGGTGTGATATGGTTGGTAGCCTGTTATCGTCTCGCCCAGGGAGGGGTGCTTTTGTCTTCTGCCGGCGGCACTGCGCCAGGAGATACCTGTACAGATTTCGGAGCCTGGAAGGATGGGACTGCACCCTCCTTCTTTTTGTAGCCCTTCACCTCGTTTCTCGGATCGGGATACTCCTCAGTAGTCTTGGAAAGTCCCACCTTGATGCTGCAGGTGCCTCCAACCAGTTCATTGGTATCCTCTACCCGCACCAGGCCGATAGCCCTGATCAGAGAACCGAGCTGTTTGTGAGCGATCTCCATGGTCTGTGGATTGCGGTTGATGAAGTTGATCAGGTCAAAGACGATCCTTCCTTCATGAGTGGGACCGGTGATACTGAACTGGAGATTGATATACTTTCCCCCGCTCTTTGCTTCCTTGATATCAGCTTCTTTGATTTCTGCATCATACCAGCCGGCTGGAATCGGTTCGTAGGAGTCTTCCTGAGGAAGATCTGCCTCGTTATATACTTGTCCTAGATATGCCATACGCTCTCTTGTTCTCCTTATGCTTCATCCCGGGAGATGGAAAAACTCAATCTTCCAGGTTTCGTAGTGATCGCTGCGAGCATTGGTCCCGTGACTTCAGGATCACTGCTATTCCAGACACTCTTATTGACCTCAGCCTTCCAGCGAAACAGCTTTGATAGCTGATCGGTCGTTCCATGAATATCAGCGATTCTCTGCAGCTTCACCTCATCAATTTTGCGGGTCATTCGTCCGGTCACCTTGATCTTGAAGGGACCAGCCGGTATCGACTTTGTCCCTTCGAAGCTTTCAGGGACCTTAAGCTGATTGCCGAGCCAATCCTCGATCTCTCGCCTCTGTTCTACGGCAGCTTTCTCTGCCAGTTTCGCCTCATCCCAGGCTTTGCAGGCTCTCTCGATCTCAGTCATGCTGCACCCCCTCCGATCCTGGAAATGATCAGTCCCAGATCAGGGCTCTCCCAGGGAGACAATTTCCCGGAGCGGTCCTTTGCCGTCCAGATCCCGTCTGCATCACACATAAGAGCCCGTTGGGTTACTCCATCACTATCCTTCTCGACTCTGAGCGCCAGGACCTCATCGAAAAAATAGGGAAGCTGCTGCCCAGTCTTGTTTCCCGGCATTGAGGGTGAATAGAGAATTCTTCCCATCTCATCCTGGGTCTTCTCGAGCTTTGCTGAGAAATAGACATGCTTCCCCTGAATATCACGGAAGGCACGAATGAGATCGGTGATCTGTTCCTGCATGGCCCCGTAGGCCTGCCGGGGATCTTTGGCATGCTTTTTCTCATAATTCAGCACCACCTCAGCGATTTCCGAGATGGAATCCAGGCAGATGCTCATGAATTCACTCCCCTCTTCACTGGTGAGCCAGCTGTAGGCATCCTGCAGATCGGCAACTGATGAGATCTCGATGAACGGGATATCCTCATCTGCCAGTGATAGCAGGCCGGCCTCCGCTGATAACACAATCGGTTTCGGCAAGGTTTTCACCAGAGTAGTCTTACCGGCACCGGCAGCACCGTAGACCAGCAGTTTCACACCCTGGACTGCAATGTCCCTGGTTGTCTGTAATCGTATTGCCACTTCTTCTCCTTGTATTGGTATTCAATCTTTTCCCTGGTTCTTGTACCACGTAAGAATCAGGAATCCCGTACCACTCTCCGGGCAAAGCTGTATTGTCAGGGGCAGAACCCCAGGTTGGTTTCAATCAATGAGTCTGAAATGCATGTATGTGTGATATCAGAGATTCCTCACCATAACTGTGGTTCGAAATCGATATATATGATCTACTTTTTCAGATCGAAAATCAGGAATGATCCATCTGATTTTGCGTTTGTTTACAGCATTCATTGTTATCATGTTTGTTACTATACATCTGTATAGTTTTATGTTCAAGACGTTTTTGCATATGTTTTTTATGCTTACATATGGCTATATATACACTAATAAACACTAGTCAACACGCAGTTATTTCAATATACTCCCACGTATGATAGATTTCTGGAAAAGAGTTAAAAAAAATTTAGACCCCGAGAAAAACCAGAACTGGTTGTGTAATGAAATAGCAGTTTCAAGCGGCACAATGTCCAGCTGGATCACCCATGACAGACTGCCCAAAGCTGACCTGGCAGTCAGAATCGCCAAGGCTCTGGGAGTATCAGTGGAATACCTGGTAACCGGGGATGATGAAGAGTTCAGCCAGAATCAGGAGACTGTTTCACAGGCTGTGCGCCAGCATGCAATCTACAGGACCCCGAGGAATCAGGAGATCCCCCTCAACCCTGAGGATGATGTACTCATGCTGCCGGTACTGGATCAGAAAGCTTCTGCCGGGTATGGAGCCATGCAGATAGATGATCAGTTATCAGGGAACCATATCCCCGTCCTGAGAAGACTGGTATCAAGTTATACCATTTCATCCCTGAAAGCTGTTGAAGTCCGGGGAGACTCCATGACCGGAGTCAGAATGTTCGATGGAGATATTGTTGTTTTTGCTGCTGGGTATATCGCATCAGAAGGGATTTACGTGTTATCAGTGAACGGCGATGTCCTAGTTAAACGGGTAGAATTCGACTCCTTTGACAAAACCATCAAGGTATCCTCAGAGAACCCCAGATACCCCGATATAAAGACAGTATCAATCGACGATGAGAATGTAGAGATCAAAGGAAAAGTTGTGGCGTGGTTCCATTGTCATCCGTATTGATGATAAGATTATGGGGATTTCCACCTATTTATTTGTTTAACTGAAATGTAAAGGCAAAATGTATGAAAGATAGAGAAGCATTCAAAATAATCAGAGCCGCAGTGCTGGAAGCAGTAAAATTAGAGAGAGTCAAAAGAGATTTCAATCTTTTTGGCAGAGGGCATGAAGCCAGGCTGACATTGGATAGACAGCTTGCAGGAATCTTAAAAGGTCTTGATATCCCTCGGGCATTCATTTCGGGATATGGAGCCAATTATCATTACCCAGTAAGAGTTTTCAAAACAGCTCAGAAGCTTTTAAATAAAAAGTTGAAAAACAATCCATTTGAAATATGTGATGGTTATTTACATGATGTTAAGCTTAGAACAGTCATTATCATTATTTCAGATTGGCCTAGCGGAACGATGTCAATTAAATTTGGGTCTTCGTTGTTTGCTTCATTAGATGTTCCGAAAAATAAAATTGAGCTATTGCAAATGGCACCTGATCGTATCTTCAGAGTTGAAACTCGAATATCTGAATCTGATTTTAGAAAAGAAATGAACACTCGGAATATGGCATCAATAGCTAACGTGCTTTTTATTGATAACCCAGAAATAACCAGAACATACTGGCCTTCAGAGAATAGGTCATAGTCGGGCTTCACTGTCATCAGAGTTATACCTATTCCCTTCCTTTCTGAGTATAGCAAAACCCTGTTAAAGTCCAAAACCACAATAATCGTAACTATACCAACGGGAAAATGCTATTAATCAACTTCTATAGACTTCTATCTACGATAATTCCTTGATAATTATTTACTACCATTATAAAGTATAAAGGGTAACGTAAAATCACATGTATCACCATTCAAGATCACTCTCTCATTTTGAGTGCAAAGATGAACATGATAAATGGGAATTAAGTAAATTTGTTCGAAATAGGTTTTAAAAGAACCTGTTTTACAAGTAACAGATACCTATTTACGAAGACTATAGGAGCCTTTATGAAAACCATCCGCAGCGCATGCAAACTACAGCCGAACGCTTTGGAGATCTCAGTAGGAAATCAGATTGAGAAACTCGATCAGATAATTCATGACACAGATGGAGAAGCCTTCTTTGAGAAAACCTTCATTACTGATGGGATGAGGGCTTTACTGACGAAAGGGATGGCTCGATTAGCTGGAAAGTCAAATGATACAGTCTTTCACCTTAAACAAGCTATGGGTGGTGGTAAGACCCATGTTATGATTGGTTTTGCACTTCTTGCAGCTAATCCAGAACTTCGTAGAAAACTGATCGGAACTATACCGTATCAATCTAATTTTCAAACGTCAAAGACAGCTGCATTTAATGGAAGAAACAACCCAGAGACATACTACTGGGGTGAGATAGCCAAACAACTGGGAGAAGAGAAACTATTCAGGAAATATTGGGAGTCAGGTCCAAAAGCTCCGGATGAGGATGCTTGGTTGCAGCTGTTTTCTGGTGATGATCCTATCCTGATTCTCCTAGACGAAATACCACCCTATTTCCATTATTATAATACTCAGTCACTTGGGCAGGGGACCATAGCAGATGTCGTAACAAGAGCTTTTTCAAATATGCTCACGGCTGCATCAAAGAAGAAAAATGTATGTATTGTTGTTTCTGATTTAGCTGCAGCATATGACTCCGGTGGCAAACTGATTCAAAAAGCTTTAGACGATGCTTCACAGGAACTAGGTAGAGCTGAAGTAAGTATAACTCCTGTCAATCTTGAATCTAATGAAATATATGAGATCCTTCGCAAACGGTTATTCACACAACTTCCATCAAAGGATGAGATCGCAGATATTTCTGCAGCCTATGCAAATAGATTATCTGAAGCTGCGAAAGCAAAATCAGTTGAACGTAGTGCTGAGGCGATTGCGAATGAAGTTGAATCGACCTACCCTTTTCATCCAAGCTTTAAGAGTATTGTTGCTCTATTCAAGGAGAATGAAAAATTCAGACAAACGAGAGGCCTTATGGAGCTTGTGTCTCGGCTTCTCAAATCAGTCTGGGAGAACTCTGAGGATGTATATCTCATAGGAGCACAGCATTTCGACTTATCTATTCTTGAAGTCAGAGAAAAAATCGCTGAGATCTCGAAAATGCAGGATGTCATAGCTCGGGACCTTTGGGATTCAACATTTGGAGCTCATGCTCAGGTCATCGATTTACAAACAGGAACCTCCTATGCCAAACAAGTTGGAACTATGCTATTGATGGCAAGTCTATCTACTGCTGTTAATTCTGTGAAAGGTCTTTCAGAAGCTGAACTCATGCAGTACCTCATAGACCCATTACATCAGGCTAGTGATTTCAGACCGGCTTACGAAGAACTGAATAAATCTGCCTGGTATTTGCATCAGACTCAAGAAGGCCGAAGCTATTTTGATCATCAGGAAAATTTAACGAAAAAGCTTCAGGGTTATGCTGAAAAAGCTCCCGGCAATCAAGTTGATAAACTGATTAGAGAGACCCTTGAGGGAATGTATAAGCCAACTACTAAGGAAGCATACGGAAAAGTTCTACCCTTGCCAGATATGGAAGAAGCTGATGCAGCTCTGAAAACAGGAAGAGCATTATTGATCATCAGCCCTGATGGGAAAGTTCCCCCGGCTGTTGTCCAGAATTTCTATAAGGATCTGATTAACAAAAATAATATGTTAGTCCTCACTGGAGAGAAGTCTTCTATGGCAAATATTGAGAAGTCTGCACGTCATGTATATGCCACTCTGAAAGCAGACCCTGAAATAAGTGCAACACACCCACAAAGAAAGGAGCTTGATGAAAAGATCGGGCAATATAAACAGGATTTCCAAACTACGGTAATAAGTGTATTTGATAAACTTCTTTTCCCTGGGAAGATGCAGCATGAGGATGTTCTTCGAGCGAAGGCTCTTGATAGCAGCTATCCTGCAAATGAAAAATATGATGGTGAGAAACAGGTGATTAAGACTCTCACTTCAGATCCTATGAAGCTATATACAAATATCCCAGAGAATTTCGATGCTCTTAAAGCCAGGGCAGAACAACTGCTCTTTGGCTCCCAGGACGACATGCTGGAGATCGAATTAAAAGAGGGCATGAAACAGAAGACTCAAATGCCTTGGATTCCTTCAAAGGGGTTTGATGAGTTAAAACAAATTGCTTACCAGCGGGGCATATGGGAAGATCTTGGGAATGGGAAAATCACGAGAAAACCCCGGCCTAAGACAACCAATGTCATTGTTTCCGAAGACGGATCTGCCGATGATAAAGGGTTTATACGTATAAAAGTTGAAACGAGCAATGCTGGCGATAATCCTAGAGTTCATTATGAAGAGGATGGCGAAGTTACGGTAAACAGTTCGGTATTGAACGAATCACTTCTAACAACCAACGCTTTACGAGTTCAATTCCTGGTAGTTGATATTACAGGGAAAAGCCAGACAGGAAGCCCCGTGACTTGGGAGAATAAACTTGTTTTACGAAATAGGCTGAATGAGGCTGACAGAGCTGTAGAGTTGTTCGTAGCCCCCCGAGGGAAAATCCGTTATACCCTTGATGGATCAACACCTAGAAATGGAACAGAGTACACAGAACCTATAGAGATTGGCAAAGGAAAGGCAAAGATCTATGTATTTGCCGAATGTGAAGGCATAGAAGTCGAGAGAACTTTCCAATTCGCTGAGTCCGGCAATAAAGATATTGTGTTCATTAAGGAGAAACCCGCCCAATTATATGCAACCTCTCCAAAGAAGTTAGATAATTCATCAAAAACCTTCCAGGGGTTGAAGCTTGCGCAAGAGAAGAATTTGCTGTTTGAACAAGTAATTCTCATGCTTGGGACCTCACCCAAAGTTGTCCATTTGTCATTAGGAGAAATGAAAATCCCAGCTGATTATATCGAAAAGACACTGATTCATTTCCAATCACTTTTTCAGGATGAGATCCCTATAGTCATGCAGTTTAAGAAAATACATGCGGATACTGGTCATGATTTAGAGCAATTTATTAAAAAGTTAGGTATTGAAATTAAGCAAGAAGAGGTGAGCCAGTGAGTGAAACAACAGTAGATTTTGGGGCTCCTTCCGGTTTTGGGCTGCACCATTTTTATGTGGATATTCCTGCAACACCACGATCAGCGATAAGCATTTTTGAAGATTACGGATTTGATGGTGATGAACAGCGAAGGGAAACTGTTGAATGCCGTGTACAATTAGCTAGAGAACTATGGACTCAGATCCGTGATGAGGTAAGAAAGGATTTCAATTCAAGGTTGAAATCGAAAAAACAAAGTACTGGATCTTGGACAACCGGGAAAATAAAACTTGATAGATTCCTGGGTAGAGAACTCTGCGTGATAGCCTGGGCTGCTGAACATGCAGCTCCAGATGAGTGTTCTATCATTTGTCAAAAATGGTTAGCTCTTAGACCTGAGGAACGATGGTGGCTGTATTCAAAAACATCGACTGAAGCACGATTAGCAAATCAAACCAATCGTGGTTGGCGAAAAGCCCTTTACTGTGCTTTATCAGATGGAGAAAACATACAAGCCCCACCAAAGGTGAATCCCAAGCTGAGAAAAAAAGACGAAAATGATTTAACTATGAGCCTCTTTGATTCAGCTAAAGGAGATTTTTAATGGCACTAAAACCCTTTGAATGGAAAGATAAACCTGCACTGATTGAAAGCCTTCTGCCCGTACAGAAAATCTCAGCTGAAAGCTTCAAAGAACAAATGGCAGGATCTGGAAAGACTCTTACGGCTTTGGGCAGCTATTGGAAAGGTCGTAAACCACTAATCCTCAACAAAGCTTGTATACTTGGAGCTCTTCTCCCTTCAACCGGCAATAATCTGAAAGATCTTGAGATATTTGAGATGCTTATGGGTATGGACAGTCAAACAATGCTCAAGCGAATAGAAGCTTCTCTTTCATCGAGTAAGGCTTACGAGGCTGGAGAATGGTTGATTGAGCCATACAATGAACAAGTTAGAAAAGCAAAACGTCCCGAAGAATTGCCAGAGGATCTATTTGATCACGTTTGGGAAAAAGTAAATGAGCATTTTGGAACAGAAGCACACTCTTTTACCGAGCTCATTGAGCAGGTTGGAATAGCAAGATTCGGCCATAGACCTAAAGTTGCAGATGTATTCTGCGGATCAGGGCAGATCCCTTTTGAAGCTGCTCGGTTAGGATGTGATGTATATGCCTCTGATCTAAACCCCATTGCTTGTATGCTGACTTGGGGTGCCTTTAATATTATTGGAGCTTCTAAGGAGAAGAGAACAGAAATTGAAGAAGCGCAAAATAATCTTGCTCGGCAGGTTGAAAAAGAGTTTGATGCTTTGGAAATAGAAATTGATCAAAGGGGTTGGAGGGCGAAAGCTTTTCTATATTGTCTTGAGGTTATTTGCCCAATTACTGGCTGGAAAGTTCCGTTATTACCATCTTTGATAGTAAATAAACTGTATGGAGTTATTATTTATCTGGAAAGTGATACTCATAAAAAAAGATATAATATTTTAGTCAAGTACTCAGATGATGCAAAAGAAATTGAATTGGCTAAGAATGGTACCGTACAAAATGGTTATCTTGTTCATTCTCCTGATGGAATTGAGACTCATAGAGTCAGCATAAAATCTATCCGAGGGGACCATAAGCATAATAGAGAAAATAAAAACCGTCTTAGATTATGGGAGAAATCAGACTTCATTCCACGACCCGATGATATTTATCAAGAACGATTATACTGTATTCAGTGGATGCGGGATAAACCAACAGGGAAAGGAAGTGAATACGAGTTCCGATCTGTTACTGCTGATGATTTAGAGCGAGAACAGAAAGTCATTGACTATGTTGGGGCTCATTTGGAGGAATGGCAAGAGAAGGGGTATATCCCTGATATGAAGATTGAACGAGGATACAACACTGATCAACCCATCCGTGAACGTGGATGGACGCATTGGCATCATTTGTTTAATGCACGGCAATTACATATGATGGGTATCCTTACCAAATTTACATCTACAAAACCTGAATTTTATACTATGATACCTGCCATGCTTAACTTGCAATCAAAATTATGTAGTTGGCATAATGATGGGCGAAAAGGTGGTTTGCAAAATGTCTTTTCAAACCAAGCTCTTAATACACTATTAAATTTTGGATCAAGAGGATTGAAAGATCTCATTCATTATTTATATAGAAACCCAAAGGGAATAACCATCGAAGGAAAAACATCCATTGAGTCGCTTCCAGCAAACCAGATAAATGAAAATTCTGATCTATTTATTACTGACCCACCCTACGGCGATGCGGTTAAATACGAAGAAATCACAGAATTTTTTATTGCCTGGTTAAGAAAAAACCCACCAAAAGAGTTTGCTGACTGGACCTGGGATAGTCGTAGAGCTTTGGCTATCAAAGGTGAGGATGAAGGGTTCCGACAAGGGATGGTAGCATCATATCGTAGGATGGCAGAGCTCATGCCTGATAATGGCCTCCAGATCATCATGTTCACCCATAAGAGTGGTTCTATCTGGGCTGATATGACTAACATCATTTGGGCAAGTGGTCTTCAGGTAACAGCTGCCTGGTACGTAGTAACCGAAACAGATTCAGCTCTTAGGCAGGGAGCAAATGTGACCGGAACTATTATTCTTGTCCTTCGAAAGAGGAAGCAAAACCTTGAGACTTTCCGGGATGATTTAGGATGGGAAATCGAAGCTGCAGTTAAAGAGCAGGTTGAAGCGCTGGCGGGGCTTGACCGAAAAATACGGGATGAGAGATCAGAGGGTCTCTATACTGATGCGGATCTCCAGATGGCAGGGTATGCTGCTGCTCTCAAAGTCCTCACCTCTTATTCTGTTATTGATGGAAAGAATATGGTGACAGAGGCTGAAACTCCTCGACAAAAAGGAAGAAAGACGTTTGTAGATGAGATGATCGAATTTGCAGTGCAAACAGCAGTTCAATTCCTTGTCCCTGTAGGCTTCGAGAAATCGGAGTGGCTGAAATTATCACCTATTGAACGATACTATCTAAAGATGGTTGAAATGGAACATCAGGGAAACAAAACCCTTGATAACTATCTCAACTTCGCAAAAGCTTTCAAAATACACCACTATGAGCACGTCATAAGCGATAACTCGAAGGCAAATTCAACGAGGTTGAAACTCTCTACAGAATTCAAAGGCAGTATGATGTCTGGAGGGAATGAGATATCTGACACCCCGCTAAGATCATTACTTTATGCGATGTATGAAATATCAAAAGAGGTTGAGGTTCAGGATGTACTGTTGCATTTAATGGAGAATGTTCCAACATATATGCAGAAAAAGGTTCTTCTAAGCAAGATGGCTGAATATATCGCTGAGAAAAGAGCCATTTTAAAACCAACGAAACAATTCAGACCGGATAATGAGGCTAGTAATGCCAGAATTATTGCTGAAGCAATAAAAAATCAGAGGTTATAATCAATGGCTCTTAAACGTTTCTCTTCCAGGACAAAACAGCTTGATACTGAATTCTTAGCTAAATCTCTCACTGGGGCAAAACGTTACTTTCGAATTGCAGGCTATTTTCGTAGTTCGATTTTTGAACTTGTAGGTGAAGAGATTTCCCAGATCCCTGAAGTAAAGATCATCTGCAATTCAGAAATTGATCTCATTGATTTCAAAGTAGCAACAGGCCGTTCTGTAGCACTGAAAGAACGTTGGAATGAAATTGATGTTGAATCTGATGCTATGTTGTACAAAGATAGATATCAGAAGCTTGATGCTCTTTTACATGCTGGGAATGTCGAGATCCGGGTAGTTCCTAAAAACACATTATTTCTCCACGGGAAGGCAGGCTCCATCCACTACCCCGATGGCACACGAAAATCATTTATTGGATCAGTAAATGAGTCAAAAAGTGCATTTACTTCAAACTATGAGTTGGTCTGGCTTGATGATGATGAGGAAAGTGCGAACTGGGTTGAAGAAGAGTTCTGGGAATTGTGGAAAGAAGGTATTCCCCTTCCTGATACTATCCTTGAAGAGATACATCGTGTTGCAAACCGTAAAGAAATCACGATAAATGCGCTGAAGCCTGAAGAAGTTCCAGCCGCAGCAATGGCTGAAGCCCCGATTTATCGGGGAGGAGAGCAATTACAACCCTGGCAACGATCTTTTGTCACGTTATTTCTTGAACATAGAGAAACCTATGGTAAAGTTCGGCTTCTCCTTGCAGATGAAGTAGGTGTTGGAAAAACTCTTTCTATGGCTACGAGTGCTTTAGTTAGCTCCCTTCTTGAAGATGGACCTGTACTTATTTTGGCTCCTTCTACTTTGACAATACAGTGGCAGATAGAGATGAAGGATAAGCTGGGAATCCCAAGTGCAGTCTGGTCCTCTCAACAAAAAGTCTGGATAGGTGTTGAAGGGCAGCAGCTTTCGCCGAAGGGACATGCAGAATCAATAAAAAAATGCCCGTACAAAATAGCAATTGTATCAACTGGGCTGATCATGCACCAAAGAGAAGCTGGTGATTATATAAAAGAAGCAGGAATGCTTTTAAAAAATAAATATGGCACAGTAATTCTTGATGAAGCTCATAAAGCCCGATTGAGAGGTGGTTTTGGTGAGGCTTCTATAGAACCCAATAATCTATTAGCATTCATGCTGCTTATTGCAAAGAAAAGCAAACATATTATTCTAGGGACAGCAACACCAATTCAGACCAATGTTAGAGAATTGTGGGATCTTATGCGAATTCTGAACAGCGGAGCAAATTTCGTTTTAGGTGATACGAGCTCTTTATGGCAGGATTTTGAACGAGCCATTCCAATTATCACCGGACAGCAACAGATCCCTACCAGTGAAGAGGTTTGGGAGTGGATAAGCAATCCTCTACCCCCATCATCTGAAGATGACTTAATCGCAAACATAAGAGACTTCTATTATATCAAAGAAAATGAATTCTCTTGCTCGTATGATTACGAGGACTTAGATTTCTTGGTGAAAGAAATGTGGTTGTCCCAGATGATTAACTCAACATATTTCCAGAAAATTAATCCAGTACTTAGACATGTTGTACTGAGGAAAAGATCTCAGTTAGAAGAACAAGGTCTCTTAGAAAAAGTTGGGGTAAATACTCACCCCATACTATCAAAGGCTGATCAGTATCAACATAGGTTTTTGGGTCTTGGGATAGGAACCAACACGCCTTTTGAAGTGGCCTATAAAAAAGCTGAAGAGTTTAGTGAATTGTTACAATCGAGAGCAAAGGTTGGCGGATTCATGAAAACTTTAATGCTTCAGCGAATCTGCTCAAGCTTTGAGTCAGGGTTGAAAACAGCCCGAAAGATGCTCAGTCATACCCTCCCACAGGATGAAGATGACAACTCGGAACAGGTTGAACATGTACTTTCGAACATGTCTCCGGCAGAGGTTGAATGCTTAAAAGAAATCGAGAGACAGCTATCACGACCTGAAGCTGTTGATTCAAAACTCGATACCGTTAAATGGTTTTTGACAACATTTCGCTCCGATGGAAAAACATGGCTCGAACATGGGTGCATAGTATTCAGTCAGTATTATGACACAGCTGAGTGGATAGCTCGGGAATTAGCTAAATCTTTTACGGGGACTGTAGTAGCTGTATACGCTGGTGCTGGGAAAAGCGGGTTATTCCTAAATAGTGAATTCAACTCTGTAGAACGTGAATTGATCAAGACTGCTGTGAGAAATCATGAGATCCGTCTCGTAGTAGCTACCGATGCAGCTTGCGAAGGATTGAATCTCCAGGCTCTTGGGACCTTGATAAATATAGATCTTCCTTGGAACCCTTCCCGTTTGGAACAGAGGCTCGGTCGAATCAAGCGCTTTGGCCAGGTTCGTAAAACTGTAGATATGCTGAATCTTGTATATAGTGGAACCCAGGATGAAAAGGTTTATTCAGTCCTCTCTGAGCGCCTCAAAAACACTTATGATATTTTTGGAAGCCTGCCTGATACCATTGAAGATGACTGGATTGAAGATGAGGAGGCTTTGGCTGAACACATCGATGCATATATCCACGAACGTGAGAAAGCTCAGAATGCTTTCACTGTAAAATACCGAGATTCAGTAGATCCTGAAGCTAATAAGTGGGAATTATGTGCTAAAGTCCTATCGAGAAGAAACATTATCGATGAGCTGAGTAAACCATGGTAGCTAGCTTACCCTCACCAAGTAAAATTCTTATTCCATATATTGCTCATAGAAATATTAACCACATCTACTTCGTTCAATACCGATTAACAAGTGGAAAACTTGTATACTTTAAAACCTCTTCAGGTTTATATCCAGAAAAGAAACCAAATGATGCACTGTCATATGTAAAAGTAATAGAACCTTTACTACTATTTGATAAGGTCTATATTACAAAAGATGACCTTATCTATCTTTATACCTTGATAGAACTTCCAGTTCTTAAAGAATTACTCGAAAATAAAATTTTAATCCCTATAAATACAGAATCATTTAGATTCATAAATAATTATGATCCAGATACTTCTCATATGGTTTTTATGACTGATAAAGGATTAGAAGGTCATGCAGGATTCCCAGAACGACGGAAAATAATTCCACACTCAGTAGAAAAGCTATTTGAAGATTCATGTTACCAATTTCAAAATACCAGTAGATTTATTGAGAAGATAATCAACAGTTCTAACGACGATTTGCAGAATCAAGAAATGCTAAATCTGTTAGGATTAAATCAACCAGAAGAAAGAGTTGATGAAATATATTCAAACACTTACAAGTATAATAGGCTTTTTTATTCAAACTATTTTTGCTCCTTGGCAGCAGATCTTAACATTAATTCTCTAACTCAAGATGATTTTCTATTCTCACTAATTTCTCGAAGAATTCAAGCTTATAAAGCTACATTATCTGACGAGAATGTTGTTCCTGCATTTGAAAGTATAGTAAATTTTGAAAAAATTATTGACCTCTCAACATTAGTCACCCAATATAAACTCACATTTAAAGAAATACTGAAAATCAGAAACTCCAAAGATGGGATTACTTTCAGGAATTGGATTAGACAGTCAAACAGTGATTCATCAAAATTTAATCCTGAAGAATTCCTTTCATTGTATCATGCTGCATGTTTTCAGCAGAATTGTATATATAAACTAAGAGACACATTACCATATAAAATCATTACCCCCATAATGTCTTTGATTCCTTGGGTTGGAATAGGAACGACCATTGGAGACACTCTATTGAGTCTTTTAGGAAAAGGCTGGTCTCCACGGTTTTTTATCAACAAATTCAGGGAATTGAGCAAATGAGAATTATTGCCAAAACTGTACAATATCAACTGTAGCATTTTTTAAAGTTTCAGGTTGTTTCTTTATAAGTAGTTAAAAATTGGTAAATTTTGCTATTTACATAACTCGTTTTTTCGACTACACTTATCTACAATTGGTTACACCAGAAGGAGTTATTGAGGCGTTCTCATAACCCGGAGGTCGCAGGTTCGAGTCCTGTCCCTGCTAACAAACAAGTTGTTACAAAACAACAAGTTATGAATGATTCACCGGAAGAACCGGCGTTCTTTCAATCCAACTTACAGATGGAGTTACAGATAGCCCATCTGACAGGAGATTGAAAATGCGCCGGTTTTGTGTTTATAAGCGCCACGGGCAGGATACCTACTATGCCCAGATCAAGAATCCAGAAACAGGGAAATACCTGGCAGCCAGATCCACCGGGACCACCGATCAGTCCGAAGCCTACATGATTGTTTCCGATTGGCTGCAGAACGGAATTCCCCAGAAGAAATCAAAAGCAAAGAAGAAACCGCTGAAAGAGATCTTCACGCTCGATACGATCATCGAGGTACTGCACACCCTCGAGTTATCTTCCCAGGATGCTATACGGATCACCTCTGTCCTCCAGGACAAGGGAGTCATCGGGAATGTTGCTCTCAAGAAGGAACAGAAATCAGAAGCCCTCCTCCTCCCCTTCCTCAAGGAATTTTGGGATTACGACAATTCTCCCTACGTCCGGGAGAAACATGCCTACGGTCAGAGCATCGGAAAACGTCACTGTTATGAGCAGTCGAAGAAGCTCAACCACTGGAGAGATTACTTCGATCCCGAGACCAGGCTCGTTGATGTCACCAAAGATGATCTCAGGGATTTCCAGCTCACGCTCAAGGATAAGAACCTCGCTCCTAAATCGATCAATTCAATTCTCACAGTGGGAACCGTTGCTTTCAAATGGGCAACCGATCGTGAGGAACTTACCACAAATCCGGCAAACGGCCTCAGGAAATTCTCAGGAGCTTCAAAGAAGCGGGATATCCTGAATCCTGAAGAGGTCCAGCAGGTATTCTCTGCTTCCTGGGATGATGAGCGCTCGAGAGTCGGGAACCTTCTTGCCATGACTACCGGCCTCCGAGCCGGTGAAGTTGTCGCTCTGAGGAAAGAAGATATCCAGGGAGATAAACTCATGGTCCGGCACAGCTGGAGCTTCTCTGATGGCCTCAAGGCCCCGAAGAACGGGGAGGAACGTGTCGTGCCTCTCCTCCCCCAGGTGAAGACAGAGCTACTGAAGCTGCTCAAGAGCAGTCGCTACGGGGATGAAGGCTTCATATTCTATGAAACAGCGAAAGATAAACCGATGAATATAGACGTCCTCAATAAGGGGCTCACTGCCGTCTATGTAGCCATGAAGCTGCCGGAAGATAAACAGGGAAATATTGAAGAGCAGGTTGTTTAACGTAGAATAGAAATGTAGGGAAGGGGGTGCGGACAAAACACACCTACCCAGGATGCATGGCAATACGCCCGCCTCGTTGCGATATCATCAAAGAAACCGGG